CATTTTGTACAACCTGTGCAATGAAGGTTACAGCATGATATGGACGGTCACGGATGGCGCTGTCGGCCTGACGATCTGGACAGATTTTAAGGAGCCTTGTTTTGGACAGTGCTATATGCCAAAAGAAAGCCTGTTTGACATCTGGGTCGAAAAGCTAGTTGCGCTGTGCGTTGCCACAGGCAAGGAAGTCCCGAAGTTCATCACAGATAAGGCTGGTGAGTGCTGGTGATGAAATTTCGTAAAGCGCAAAGCCACAAGCGCAGGCTGAAGCTTGCAATGGCTGCTGGCGTATCCAGAAACGATGCTAACAAGGTGCTGTGGATGGAGAAGTCCATCAACCAGTGCTTTGAACGTCACAATCGGGAAGCCAGACTGAAAGAGGAGATGCAGCGTGGAAGAAAAGTACTGTGAGCGCTGCGGCCTGTATCTTGGCGTGGTCAGACCGACAAGAAAGTACTGTTCAGAATGCAAGCGCAAGGTTGACAAAGAACGTGACAGGAAGCACAAGAAGGCTGGAATTACATTCAAGCCCCGTAAGGCGTTCTGCGCATACTGCGGCAAGCCGATGCTGAAAAAAGTAGCATCGCAGAAGTATCACAATGGATGCGCTAAGAAAGCCTACAACGCAAAGGCAAACCTGAACGCGAAGGCAGCATACAAAATTAAACAGCAAGAAAAGAAGAAGCCGGAAAAGACTTTTCTATCCATAGGAGAAGTACAAGCCCTTGCGGACAAACTGGGCAAGCATTACGGCGAGGTGTCGCAGATGCTTGCGACAGGAGAGTTGACCTATGAACGGAAAGTACTACGGTAAGCGTGAAATCCGCTGGCACAGCCGGGAGAAAGACCGGCTGGAACACATACATAATAGAAAGGACAAAGATGAAAGCACTGGTAGAAATCGTCCTGATCTGGGGAATGGTCTTGGCACTGGTTCTCGCAGCGTTTCTGCTGAACTTCTGGTTGATTCACCGAATTGACCTTCTGGTTGGCGTAAACGCAACACGAGCAATCATTGGTATTGGCATTCTGATGGCAACCATTTGGATTTTTGGGCACAAAGGTACAAAATGATGACTATTACAGAAGCGATGCAAGCAAGGAACATTCGGTTGCGTGATCTAAGCAGACAAAGCGGAGTTTCAAGACCTACACTGGATAGAATTCTAGGCAAAAAGAAAGTGTTTAACAAGACTGGCGTCCGAACAGAAACACTTTTAAGGATTGCAAAAGTGCTGGACGCGGACGTAGTCATTGATGGCACGAAACCATATTACTTTGAACTTATATTAAGGGGATGAACAAATGAAAACTTTGAAAGGAACAGCATTGTCCATTCTCGGTCTGGTCGTGGCAATTGCGGCAGTCGGGTGTGGGGACACGATTCAGGGCTGCCAGACCACAGCACAGATGTTTGGCTGGGTGATCGTGTCGTGCGGGCTTCTTGCAACGGCTATCGTCTTGTGTGCGCTGGCTGTTAGCGCTGAAGAGGAAGAACGTAGCGAACGAGAGCGCCAGAAAATCAAGCGCGTTGCCCACCACACGAACGAGTGGAGGGATGCTCGATGAAGTGCCCGATGTGCGGCAGCAAAAACATTACAACGGTTGACAGCCGGTCTGACCACGATAGCATTATTCGCCGAAAGAAGTGCATTTCCTGTAACCATCGCTGGTCTACCATCGAAATTGACAAAGACCAGTGGTACAGTGCATTGCAAATCAAAGAGGAACGCAAGAGAGGGAGACCAAAAGATGATTAACCTTGACAGATTCGGCGGAATAAACGAGCCGGAGGACGGCGTGTACTTTATGACAAACGAACAGATGGCAGAAGCCAAAGAAGCTGACCGGCTGGCTGAGATTGAGGACTTGCAGTCTGAAATCGACAACAGGGAAGCGGAGTTGAAAGACCTCCGTGCACAGTTGGCAGAGCTGATGGCTGGTTGATTTTGTACAGCCAAGTTAAGCCAAAGTAAGAACAATGAAGCCTAATGAAGCCGAAGAAAGGAAAGAAAAATGGCAGTATTAGTAATGGTCTACGGTCATTCCGGCAGCGGTAAGTCCGCTTCGCTTCGGAACTTTGACCCGGAACAGGTTGCGGTTATTAACGTGCTTGGCAAGCCGTTGCCGTTCCGAAGCAGCATGAAAACCTATATCACCAACGACTACGGCAAAATTGATGCTGCAATCCACAGCACCAAGCGTAAGTCCATCGTCATTGACGATGCCACCTATCTTATGACTGGCGAGTTCATGCGAAACGCAAAGGTCGCTGGATACCAGAAGTTCACCGACATGGCAGCCAACTTTAACGCTTTGCTGATGAGGGCGAAGGAGCTGCCGGACGATGTTGTGGTCTACTTTTTCGGCCACAGCGAGCGTGACGGAGACGGTGGCGAGAAGTTTAAGACCATCGGCAAGCTGCTGGACGAGAAGGTCTGCGTGGAAGGGTACTTCACCATTGTCCTGAAAACCGTTGTGCAAGATGGGCGATACCTGTTCAGCACTCGCAATGATGGGATGGACACCGTGAAAACCCCGCTTGGGATGTTCAACGATGCGCTGATCGAGAACGACCTCGCTGCCGTAGACAAGACCATACGTGAGTATTACAACATCCCGGTTCAGCCGGATAACAAAGGAGAGTAACAGATGAAGAACATCAACTGGAATGACGTGCAGGAAGCCACCGAACGCCGTGACTTGCCTGTTGGCGGCTATGTTGCCGGTATCTGCAAGGCAACGGACGAACCCACAAAGGAGCGCCTGAACATCGAGTGGGAAGTCGCAGAGGGCGAGTTCAAGGGTTACTGGCGTGAGCAGACCGCTTCCCTCATCGAGCGTGGCAAGCTGAATCCTGGCGAATGGGCATGGGGCGGCAAGACCATCAAGAGCTACAAAGAAAAGGCGCTGCCGTTCTTCAAGAGCTTTATCACCGCTGTGGAGCAGTCCAATCCCGGTTACAAGTTCAACAACGATGAAAAGACCCTGCGTGGCAAGCTAGTCGGCGTGGTTCTCCGTGAGGAAGAGTACATGGGCAACGATGGCAACATCAAAACGAAGCTGGTCGTTGACCGCTTTACCAGCGTGGACAAGATTCGTTCCGGCGATTATGAGGTCAGACCGAAGAAAACACTGTCTGGCGGGTCTGGCTCCGCTTCTGATACTGGCGATTTTGCCGTAATTGAGGGCAACGCAGATGATTTACCGTTCTGAAAATAGCGAATTAACGTAATATTTCAAGAAAGCTGGATAAAAGAATGAAACTGATTCGGACTACCAATGGGTGCTACCTAAACGCAGATGCAATTACAAGAATTATTTTTCCCAAGCTAAAAGAAGATTTCTCGTCTTGCATTACGGTCAAAATGAGCGATTGCGAAAATGAACTTTTCTGCATTGGCGAATACAACGGAGAGTGCATTGATGACGTTTTAGACAGATGCCGAGCAAGGGAAGCTCTTCTCGATTTTCTCGCAAGTAGTAACGACGGAACACTGGATATTAGCGACAATATATGCTTGAAAGAAGAATTGAAAAGATTCCCACAAGCAGACTGACCGCCTACCTTATATAAGAGCTGCGCTATCTGGCTGGACGGGCGTTTGGAAAGATGAAAGTTTTAATCGCCTGTGAGGAATCGCAAGAAGTATGCAAAGCCTTTCGTGCAAAGGATCACGAAGCCTACTCCTGCGACATTCAGGAACCGTCAGGCGGGCATCCTGAATGGCATATTCTCGGTGACTGCTTAAAGGCTATTGAGGGGGGGCAGGTCGTGACCATGGACGGAATCGCGCATGATGTGCCACGCTGGGATATGATTATCGCATTTGTCCCCTGCACAAAGACGAGCAACGCGGGAGCAAGACACCTGTACAAGGGAGGAAAGCTCAATCTTTCCCGGTATTATGAGGGATTGTGCGGCAAGGCACTTTTTCTTGCCGTGTGGGCGGCAGATTGCGAAAAAGTGGTGATTGAGAATCCTACCCCAAGCAAGATTTTTGATTATCCAAAGCCTACGCAGGCAATACAGCCCTATGAATATGGGCATCCCTACAGCAAGAAAACGCTACTGTGGGAGCGCGGCGTGCCACCGTTGCACCCGACAAACATCGTAGAACCTACCGCGACATGGTGCCCGTCTGGATCTTACTCGCATAAGCATGGTGAGCAACACAAGGGCATGTTTACCACTGACCGCGCAAAGAACCGGGCAAAGACTTTTTCGGGCGTGGCAAATGCAATGTCCGAACAATGGGGGTAAAACAATGATTACCTGTTGTCTCAACTGCACATCACGCCACCAAGCCTGCCACGATACTTGCGAAAAGTACAAGGCAGAGAAGAAAGACTTCGAAGAACGCAAGACATTCGTGCATGAGCTAAACCACACCCAGAGCGTGTACCACCGTGATTATGAGGACAAGCACCGGGAACGTGGCAAGAAACGGTTTCTCGGAAGTGAATTTAGAGGTGAACGATAAATGGGAGCTTTCATTGCAAGACAACCTAATGGTCTGCTGTGCCGGTTTTCTTCGGTGGTCGATTGCATTACCGATTACAACATGACCGAAGATGAATACATCGAAATGTGTGCCGAAAAGGCACGAGAAGAAGCAAGAGATGTTCTTGACCACTATATGCAACCGTTTGAACTGGTGGACAAGCGATTCTACCCGAACAACATGACAGTGGAAGAACATAAGCGGATTATGAAGGAAATGGAAAAGCCCGCTGACAAAGCAGCTCATATTCCGTGAGCTTAGAGGTGAACGGGGATGAGCAAAAGAAAGTATAAGCCGGGCTGTTACATCATTTCTCTTGATGATTTGATGAAGCAGGAATTTGTTTACTGCGCCGGAAAACTTGTTCACAAAGGCTGGTTTGGTAGCTGGCAACTGCGCTATGCAAATAGCGAACTTGCTCGGCTGCGTATCAGAGAAGCCAAAAAAATCGAGGGCAACGAATGAACACCGGAAAGCAGTTTGAAGCAGACTTCAAGGCATCAGTCCCATCCGATGCGTGGTGCTACCGCCTGAAAGACAGTGCTGCCACCTACTACGGCGGCAACGAGAACCTGTCATTTTCCATCGACAACATCTGCGACTTCCTTGTGTACCGATACCCGATGAACCACCTGTTTGAGCTGAAAACCATAGAAACGCCCTCTATCCCTCTGGAAAAGGTGTTTGGCAAGTACGACAAGGCAAAGTGCAAATACCGCAAGGAAAAGCACATCACGGATATGGTGGATGCAATGGGGTACAGCGGTCAGACCGCCCATGTGATAGTCAATTATCGAGCGCTCAACCGCACCTTTGCAATCCCTGCCAGCAAGGTTCTGGCATTCCGTTACAACGAGAGCCGGAAGAGCATCCCTTGGCAGTGGGCAGAGCAAGAGGGGATAGAGGTCAAAGCAAAAAGGCTGCGTGTCCATTGGCGGTATGACGTGGATGGACTGCTAAAGAGATTGGAGAGAACATGATTTGTTTTAAGTGTGACCGATGCAGAGAAGTCTTTGACGGATACAAAGTAGATGGCTTCAATGGCATCGCAAAAATCAAGACAGAAAAAAACGGAGCAAACCTGATCGCTGACGAAGAACCAATTCAACTTTGTCCGTCCTGCATGAAAGAATTGAATGATTGGTTAAAGCCAGACAAAGAAAAACTAGACAACGGAAACAAGAATAAATGGAATAACATGACCGCTCAACCACAAAGTGGGATAGCAGTTGAAATCAAGCTTGATAGTGGCGAGCAAGACATTGCTTATAGAAGATATGGCGATAAACGTTGGTTCTTGTGCGATAACGATTATGTCTTACATAACGAATCAATTGTTGCGTGGCGATACATCGACTGAAAGGAGAACAGAAGTGAGTAAGAAAGTTTCAGACATTCTGCCCAAGACCGAAATCTTGGCGCAGTTGGCAGAAAAAGCGTCCAAACTGGCACAGGCTGCATTAGAGCTGCGCTGTGCACTGGATGGAACGAACCCGACACCGAAGAGCGTTACGGAGTGTGAAGCAAATTTGATGGAAGAATTTGCGGATATAAATAACGGAGTCACTGCTTTATGCGATGCTTGGTTTGGAGATAACCTCGATTCCGAACGCGAATTTTGGGACGCAGAGCGTGAAATTGAGGAAGCTAAATACAAACGCTGGCTTTCTCGCCTTGAAGAAAAGGAGAATAAAAATGGCTGAATATCATGTTGGATGTGGGATGTTTGGCATTTACGCAGGAACTGTAAAAGCAAACGGGAAAGAGTGGAAAGATAAAACTTGTGTCACAGATGAAGTAGTAGAAGCAGTTCGAGACTGGCTTGTTTCTAAGGTAGAAGAAGAAAAACAAGACTTTTATGGTTACGCTTGGGATACCAAAGACGGAAAGACTGTGACCTTGAAAGTGACCATTAAAAACAAGGAGCAGTCGGATGAATAAATTCGGAAACCGCCCCTCGTCCGGCAAACAGGCAATGTAAACCAACCTACGCAAAATCGCACGGCAGAACCAGTTGTACGGCTTTCGCATGGTTCTGGATAGCATCACCGCTACATGGGGCGCACTGATTCAGAACCTTCGGTGCGATGCAGACTTGACCGATGAGCAGGTGCAGAAAATCATCCGCATTGGTGACAGGTATTTGGAGATGGTCGGCAAGTTCAAAGAAGAGGACATGACCCCTGACGAGTTCGCAGATTACATCACAGCAAAGTCATATCAGGTCGAAAAAAAGCTGAGAGAAAGGTGGAGCTAATAACAATGTTTGATTTTTCAAGTGAGCTTTTTGGATTTATGAATCAGCGGCCTCGTTATGAGCGAGAGCTGAAGGAAGATACCGTAAATGGCTATCACATTGACACTTGCGCCGTTGACGATAGGGATTGGAATTACGAAACGGCGATTCAACACGAACAATTTAGGGGTGGGGAGTGGATTGTTGTTCGAGGATATGACAGCAAAGAAGAAGCGGAAGCCGGGCACGATATGTGGGTAAAGAGCGCAAAAGCTGGTTTCCAAAAGCTGTACGATGTATTTGAAGAAAAGATTTATCCAAAAGAAAAGAAAGAAGAAAAGCCAGTTCGCTTTCATTTGACCTATGCCTGTGATCGATGCCTGACCTCCGTGAAGCATGAAGCGTATATGAAAAAGGAAGAATTTCAAAAGGAAAGGATTTGTCCGTTTTGCGGTGGTAAACTTCACATGAAAGAATTTGAAATTATGAACAGGTGGTAACGATGATGTTTGAATTTGTAACTCGCTGGCTGGTCTGCCTAGACAATCAAAGACATGACAGACGACCAGTTTGAAGAACAGCAGGCAATGTTCGTCTGGATATTCATTAACGTGTGTCTGGCCGTTTATACGGCTGTTGTGATGGGGTGGAAATGATGATTCAAGAAATCAACATGGTAGGGCGTGAAAGACTGGCTTTTCTGTATGGTCTTTATAGTGGCTACGCGGAATCCGAAACTGAGCTTAACACCAAAGGCATTTATCAGAAAATTGCTTCCGAGTTAGCTTGGTGTTTGGGATTCAACGAGAACGACAGCAAATGTTATGAGAAGAACGAGGAATAACAAATGGACAACGAACTTTACTGCCCGATGAAGATGACCAGCAATCCGCTTGGTCGGTGCGTCTGCGAAAAAGAAAAGTGCGCTTGGTGGCGACAGTTGGACAACTGCTGTTCCGTCTGGTGGATTGCACGGAAGCTGGACAACATCGAAACGAAGATGAAGAGGTGAGCGTGTGATTATGAACAAGTGGATTAGCGTCAAAGACGAATTGCCTGAAATGACGGAAGAAGTTACCGAAGTGGACGGCGACAGAGAATATACGCTTTGGTATGAGAGCAAGCCTGTTCTGGTGTTTGATAAAACCATGTATGACGAAAATAGCAGAATGCAAACGGCAGTACTTACAGACGATGGTGATTGGCTGACAACGTTTGATGAAAAACGACTTGAAAACGTAACCCACTGGATGCCACTTCCTGAACCGCCAAAGGAGGTCTGATACATGGCAACACCCCCGAAGCGTGGTCGTGGCAGACCGCCGCTGACCGAAGCTGAAAAGAAAAAGCGTGAGAAGCGGGCGCAAAAGGCGAAAGAAGAAGCTGCTGCGAAGCGTGAGAAAGAGCGAGAGAAGAAGAAACAACAGATGCTTAACAAACGGAAATCTATCCGCTCACAGGTCAGCAAGAAGGTAAAGGAGCAACAGGCGTTGGCTATCGAAAAGTCGAAGATGATGAACACAGGCGATTTGCAGTCGAGAATCGGTGATGAAGAGGACAAGAAGGTCATCGGAATGATTGCAGCTAAGTATTTTGGCGACCTTCCGAGCGTGGACATGAACAACCCCATTGAAGTGCAGCAACGCCTTGACTTCTTCTTTGACGCTTGCATCGAAGCCAGAATCTCCCCTGTGGTCGAATGGATTGCACTTGTGCTGGGCATCGAATGGGTAAGCCTGAAACAGATTATGGCGGGCAAACGCCGTGACGACAGCTTACAGCAGAAGTACATCCTCAAGCTGATTCTGCAAATGCAGTCCATGTGGGCGTACAACGGTATGTACGGTCAGGAGAACCCGGCAGAGTGGATTTTCCGAGCCAAGAACTACTTTGGTATGCGTGACAATGTAGAAGTCACCGTTGCGCCGCCTGAACAGCCGTTGGGCGATGCTCAGAGCGCAGAACAGCTTGCCCAGAAGTACCAGACGGCTTTGCCGAAGGGGATTGACGTGGAGTACAGAGAGGTAACAAGCGATGGTGAGTAATCATGGATAAAGAATCATGCAGCGATGTGAAGGTCTCAAGATATCGAATAAGAAAAGAAAAAGGGCTGTGTCCAAGATGCGGAAAACCTAACAACAGCGGTTTTGTTGCTTGTGAAAAGTGCCGTGAAGAAGAAGTTCTCACGAAACGCTGGTATGAATCGCATGGTTTCTGCCCTATCTGTCATAACGAATCAGCCCCAAAGCATAAACTCTGTGAAGTTTGCCTTGTGAAAGCAAGCGAAAGGAACGCAAAAAGGCGTTCAAAAATGACAGTTGAACAGAAAAAAAGGCAGGCAGAAGCCGCAGAGAGAACAAGAAGAAAGCACATTGAACAGGGCTTATGCGGGAAATGTGGCAAACGCCCCTCGTGGGGTGGCAGGCAATTATGTTACGAATGCACGTTAAAACAAAGACGACAAAACAGCAAAAAGAAATACGATTATAAAGACCCGAATGGGTGCTTTAGATGCGGTAAACCATGCGTTAAAGGGAAACGTCTTTGCCCTGAGCATTATAAAATCTCTTGCGATAGCATTAAAAAAGCAAGAGAATCTACCGCATTTGCAGAAGCTCAGAAGAAAAACAAAGCGAAAATTGATGCTATGTGGAGTGAAATGATATGGAGAGAGCAGAAGAACGCAAGTTGATTGACTTCTCAGACCCGTGTCTACGCACGTTTCTGCCTGTCCTCTTGCAAGACCACACAACAGGCAAGAACATCATCTGGGCGACAGACCCGCCGCCTGAACTAGGCGTGGGCTTTGCAGATGAAATCACACTGGAACAGTTAGACAAGGTTCAGCTTGTTCCTCGTGTGCAGAAACGGCTGACAGACCAGAAGAAGCGCACCAGCAAGAAAGCAGAGGTGTTTACGCCGACTTGGGTTTGTAAGAAGATGGCAGACGTTGCCGAAAACGACCTGAAAGGCGAGGACTGGAAGAAGTACATCAACCATAATGTGCTTGAAGTCACCTGTGGAGAAGCGCCGTTCCTCACAAGCCGATACGATACCACAACAGGGCAGATGATTGCCGTGCCGGACAGAATCGGTCTGCTGGATAGAAAGCTAAATGTTCTGGCAGAGCAGTTCCATGACTACAATATGTGGATGTTCTGGGCAATTAGCGCCTACAAATCGACATACGGCTATGAGTGGCAAGGAGACAACCTCTTTCTGGCAAGGTGCAACCTGTTCCTGACACTGATTGAAAATTTTAGGTATCGGTTTGATGCTGAAAAGCTAGAAATTGGCTTCATGCATATTTTTCTTGACTGTATCGCAGACATCATCTCATGGAACGTCTGGCAGATGGATGGTCTAAAAAAGACAGTGCCCGGCACGGACATTCCGTGCAAAATCAAAGACTGGAAAGCCAACAAAGAAATCTTGTTCAAGGATGTTGGGGAAGAGAAAAATGAGATTAGTTGATGCAGATAAGTTGATTTGTTTTCTTGAAGGCTACAAGTCTGCTCCTATCGTTACAAGAAAAGAAAATCCGATTTCAGTAGAACGAGTAATTGAGATTTTTTGTAACCATGTAAAAGCTGCTTGCACAATCAATCAAGAGACGATGCGCCCGATTGCGCACTTAAACATTTATCCGAATGATGATGATATGGATAAGACTTGCTATTGTTCTAATTGCAACGAGCATTTCCCGGAAGATTGGCTCTATCCGGGTTGGGAGCACGGCAATACAAAGCTAAAGCCTATCAAATACTGCCCTTATTGCGGAGCAGAATTTGAAAATGAATGCTGACAAAAGGAGAGAAGCTAATGCAGGCTGACAGAGGAATCTACCACAAGCGAGTGTGTGACCGCTGCGGAGCGGTTCTAGGCGGCAGGATGATGAACCCTGACGAATACTTCAAGGACTGGGGATGGCGCAGGGACACAGGCGACCTGTGCCCGGAGTGCTATGCAGAGTATAAGCGAGTGATCGGACGGTTCAATAGGGGAAAGAGAGGGCAGAGATAATGAAAAAGTGCGCTCTTTACAGGTGCAAACAGTGCTTTGCAACCATGGCAGACGAAAGCGATGTCAGAATCGATAAAGACATCGTTGATTGGATGTTTGAAAACGAAATGGAAGAAAGCAAAATTGGGTTTATCGCAAAATTCAAAATAAGCGATAAAGTCCTCATCCATCGTTGCTCCAATAACACCGTTGGATTGTGTGAGTTTATCGGTTGGAGGAAGCAAGAATGATTTACTGCACCACTGAACATTGCTCTTGCATGGGCATCAAGCAGTTCTCCGCTGGCAAGGCTATCCGATGCACAGCAGAATCCTGCAAGAACAAATCTGAGCCGTCCTGTGGCTCTTGCAAATGGTACGCAGAGCCGGAGGGCGTATGCGTGAACGACCAGTCGGAACACGTTGCAGACTTCGTGTATGACGAACGCGGACGCAAGGAATGGGAGAAGAAAGATGAAACGTCAGCAGACCTATAAAGGGCTTATTGGCAAGGGCTGGTACGACCAAAGCGAATACAGTCACTATTTTGCAGCGTGGGCAAACCACCGAAACAACTGGGCTATCCGCAAGGCTGACAACCGCAAGCTGGCAAAGGCAAGATTGAAACAGATTGAACGCCAGCAAATCAAAAAGGAGCTGGACGAGTATGAGCTATGATATTTCGCTGTGCGACCCCGTAACGCACAAACCACTCAAAGCGGATAGTACGCATTTTATCGCAGGTGGTATGAGTGCTATGGGCGGTACAAAAGAGCTGTGGCTCAACGTCACCTATAATTACGGTCACTTCTATTATCGACCGGAAGTGTTTGGTGAGAACGGCATCCGCTCCATCTACGGCAAGACAGGCGCAGAGAGCATCCCGATGCTTGAAAAAGCCATTTCTGCACTAGGCGACGATGTAGACGACAGCAACTACTGGAACGCCACAGAGGGCAACGCCAAACGTGCCTTGTACGGTCTGCTGGCGTTTGCAAAGATGCGTCCTGACGGTGTGTGGGACGGAGATTGAAAGGAGAAAGAAAAATGTCTTTGTTTGAAATTGTACTCGGTTTTGTTTTGACGACAATGATTGGCTTTGTGCTCGTTTTTCCGATTTATTTGGTCGAAAAATATATAGTTCTTAGCATTTTGGACGAATACATAGACAACGTAATCTTAAAAGCCATTGCGGTTGTAGCAGTCAATGTTCTTTTCTTTCTCGTTGGGTTTGCAATCATCTTTAGTGTTTATGGTTATAAGTGTTGATAACACGATTTGAAGGGAGAACGTGCAATGAGAGCCAGACCGATTGATGCCAATGCACTACGGAAACGCATTGAAGAATGGATGCAGGAATTAGAGCAAGAGTTTACTGTCGAGTACGCCTACATGGGCTATGCGCTAGACGATGTGCTTGACTACATCGACACTGCGCCAACAATCGAGGTGAAAGACAATGGCTAATTATCCAGAATACCTTGAACGAAGCGCACTTATCGAAAGAATCGAGAAAGCATATTGCGATGGCTGCGAAAACTACAATGGAGTTAGATGCAGTGCTTGCGGTATTGGCGATGCCATTGAAGTTGTGGAAGATGCCCCAACAGCCTTAGAACGTACCGCTGAATGGATTGCGCAAGACGAAGATAAGACGAGGTTCATGTGCAGTAATTGCCATGCGAGAAACAACCGAGACCGCTACAACTACTGCCCGAACTGCGGTTCTTTGATGGAGAACAGGTTATGAGTAACGCACTTTGGCATCCAGCAAGCGAACCGCCACGAGAGCGGACGCAGCCTTTGTTGCTTGCGACTAAGAAAACGTGGCGTGATAAAGATGGAAAATTGTTGCAAGGAATCTCGCCGACAGCGTACTTTCTTGGCTGTTATGCAGACGGTCAGTTCTGGGATGAGATAGGCGAGAGACTGCCGAAAGATGTGACGGTGACGCATTGGATGGCGTTTCCGATGGTGTAGGAAGGCTTATGGAAAACGATATCGTTATTACACAAGATATGGTTGATTCGTTTACGGCTGCCATGCGAGAAGCGTACAGATCATATGGAGATGATGAGGAGCGTGTGCATGGCGTGATGGATGGCATTATGTGCGAGACCTTAGATAGGCTTGGCTTTACAGAAGGCGTGGAAATCTTTAACGAAGCACCGAAATGGTATGCGTAAGGAGGACTAAAGATGGATGAATTTAAAACGTTAACAGAAGCGGTGAATCGATGCGCTGCATCACTTGAACAGCTTTCAAATGCTATCAGGCAGTCCGAAACGCAGTGCGGTTACATCAAGCAGAAGCACAATCGGCCTTTATACCGTAAAGGCGAAAAGCTACATGAAGGTTGCAAACGAATTATGAGAACGAGAGAGGGATTTAGAAAGTGAAAAAACTTAAATTTCCTGAGGATTTCTTTGCGTACGACAACCCGGACTGCCCCGATAAGGATATCGAAAAAGCCGTAAACAGGATGAAGAACTGGATGAAGGGTGAGACCTACAAGAGCAACCCTTGGTTCTTTATGGCTGCTGGAAACTATCTGATTGTCGGCCTGATTGCTGAGGATGGGCAGAAAACAATCTACGTTGCACGGAAGTATTATGAAATAGTCAATATTCCGGGCGAAGGCTGGCTGCGTGAATCTGACGCTGAGTGCCCAATTTAAGGAGGACTAAAAATGGAAAAACTCAAGAGATGTCCATTCTGCGGTGCGGAACCACCGACTGTAAAAGTGCTTCATCCACTTGACATTAACATGGCTAATTGGGTTGTCTGCGGAAAATGCGGGGTAAGCACTTCTGTAACATTTGGCAAGGAAAAAGCCATCGAAGCATGGAACAAACGCTACAAAGAGGACTGAGTATGGAGCAGGAACACAAGCCGAGAACATCAATGATTCTTCTGTTGGAACACATTCATGCGATGAACGAGCTTACGAATGAGGAATTTGGAGCATTCGTCCGCAACTATGCACAGTATGTTGAGACTGGACTTGAGCCAGCATACGACAACGACCGTGCTATGCGGATGCTCTGGAAAGTTGTTAAGGCGTTTGATGATATGAACGTGCAGAAGATGGAAGAACGTGATAGACGTAGACGAGAAGCAAACAAGAAAAATATAAACAAGCGTTGGAACGATAAAAAATGCGAAAGCATACCAATGGTATCACAGGATACGAATGGTATAAATGGTATACCAAACATACCAACTGATACGAATGGTAGCTTATCTGTATCTGATTCTGTATCTGAATCTGATAAAAAAGAAAAATGTGAAAAGAAAAATACCAACGAAGTCAAACGCTTCAAAGCGCCGACTGTCGAGCAAGCAAGAGAATACTTTTCCGAGAAGGGCTACATGGAATCGGAAGCAGAGCGGTTTGTTGACCACTTCACGGCAAATGGCTGGAAGGTCGGAAAATCGCCCATGAAGGACTGGAAAGCTGCTGCACGGAACTGGATGCGTAACGTGAAGGACTGGAACGGTGGATATCAGCAGACAATGGCTGAATTGCCTGACGAGGGAGACTTTCTGCGGTGAATATTGAAAATCAGACCCAATACATCCTGCTGGGGGCAGTTCTTACGTTTTCTGAGTATGCCGATGTGCTGCAAGACCTTAAAATCGACGATTTTTGCCTTGAACTGCGTGATACATTCGCTGCCATTCGTGGCTATTGGGAACACAACGACAAGTGGAACCCGGTAGAAGTCATGGGGCGGTACGATAACTGCAAGAAAGCAATGGGTGAATGCCTGGATGCCTTCGGTGCAGAGTTTATCCGCAACGTCACCCATGACATGATGCTTGGATGGGCTGGAATCGTCAAGGAACAGGCAGCATTGTCCAGAGCCAGAGAACTTGCGTTCAAAATCGTTGATGGCTCGACCAGATATGCAGACCTGACAGGAATTTATGAGCAGCTAGGCGAAGCTATCAACCTGCACAACGAGAGAAGCGATTTCATCCCGATGTGTGACGGCATAGATAACTACATCCGCAAGCTAGATGATAAGCCGGAATATATCAGCACAGGGCTTAGAGTTCTGGATAACAACTTGCATCTTGTGCCGGGCAACTTCGTTGTGATCGGCGGCAGACCGTCTGCTGGCAAGACCGCTCTGTCCCTGCAACTTGCCTGTGAAATAGCCAAGAACGGACGTAAGGTGGTGTATTTCAGCCTAGAGACCGACCCAGACACGCTCTATGCTCGTATTATTGCAAACCAGCTAGGCGTACCGCTGCACACGGTCAAAAACAAGACCGTCAGCATTGACGAGCTTGACCGGCTGGCAGCCATCAAGAAATATCCGTTGTTCGTCCGCTCTGCCGCCGGTAAGGGTGTTGGGTGGATTAGAACGCAGTCCATCAGGATGCAAGCGAAAGTGGTGTTCATCGACTATTTGCAGCTTGTCCATCAAGCCGGAGCGAAAGACCGATACAGTGCCGTTACGGAAATCAGCATGGCTCTGCATGAGTTCGCACAGTCCACAGGAACACTGGTGGTGGCACTGGCGCAGCTCAATCGAGAGACCGCAAGAGCAGGTATCCCTCCGACCGCCGCAGACCTGCGAGAATCCGGGCAAATCGAACAAGACGCAGATGCAATCATCCTGCTGGCACAAAACGTGGCAACAAAAAAGCGGCCAGAGCCGCATTATCACTTTGCGCTTGAGAAGAACAAAGAGGGCAACGTGGGGGTGCTAGACATCACGTTCCAGATAGAGACGCAGCAGTTCAAAGAATGCGTGTGGATGTAACGAGAGGAGAATAAACATGAAATACCGCAAGAAGCCAGTTGTTATCGAGGCATTCAAGCTTAATGCACGAGGCCTCGTTGGAGAAGATTGGTTCTGGGATGCAGTAAGTAGCAATGATATTATCACGCATGACTTCGGAAAGTTTCACAATGACCCTGCGTGGTGCGAGATTAAAACGCTTGAAGGGACTATGATTGCAAGGACTGGCGATTATATCATTCGTGGCGTAAATGGAGAAATCTACCCGTGTAAACCTGACATTTTCGAGAAAACATACGAAGCGATTGAGTGATAGTAGCCTAGCATCTCTTCTGTGCTCGTATCGTCACAGTAGAATAGGCAAGAAAAACAGATAACAGGGTCTGGGCGATAAAGTTACCGCCTGAACCCCATAAATATTTTTTATCAATCAACAAACGGATGAAAACGATTATGAACATCACTCGACTGGAACAGGAGACCATCGTCAACTTTAATGCAGCGGAAGATACTGCATCGGTTTATACCGCTGACCCGGTGTATATGCGCAAGCTTGACAAGCTGTGCGAACGTGAGCCTGCATCGTACAAGCTGGTCAAACAGGACAAGGACGGCAAGTGGTATGAGATGCCCAAACGCCTTGTACGGTTTGCGACCACAAGAATTATGACGGACGAACAGAAAGAAGCGGCTGCGGAGCGTATGCGCAAGATGCAAGCAGATGGTAGAATCTAATCTCCGCTAAAATCTCCAATCAACAAACGTATCAGAAAGCATGGAATGGTGTCAGGTAGTAAAACTACCCTCTGCGACTATTCCGTGCTTTTTTCTCTTGTTATTTATCGAGAGAAAACGGCAAGGCCTGATTTTGGGCAGGAGCCGTCTCGATCGAGTGGCGTTGGGGCTGATATGGCTACAACTATCAGCGTGATGCGTTTGAATGCAAATGGATGCACATGATGCGTTTGCATTCAATCTTCCCCCCTTTCTTCCCCCTCTTTCCCCTACAACCCCTATTACCCCCTATAATCCCCCTAACTCCCCCCTCAAACAAATAAATTGTTTGAGGCCCCCACGCCAAAATGGTGCGACAACTGTGACAACTGAAAATGACAACCAAACGTCTTGCGAAAGGTTCTTTCCCCCTACAACCCTCTATCTCCAAAGCTACACCGTTAGCCAGCAGAGCAGACCGTAGACGAGAACTGGCGTGAGATTCGGATTGGTGGATGGTCTACGACTATTCCAGACATGGAGAATTGACTTCATTTTGTAGTCGATTGAATATGTAGAAATGTTGCATAGCTGTATGAGCGGTTGATTACAAATTGAAAGCGACTGACCAGTCGGATAGTCTTGTTAGATAGTTAAAAGTATTGAGGTATTTGCCAAATGGGTAATCCTGGTTAGTTGGTATGATATGATTGTAGTTGTCGGCAATTAAATCGGAGAAGAACGAACCTAATTGGATGATGCGACTATTCAAGCAGAATAATAGTTAAAAAGATTGAGTAATTATCTGCGACTATTATAATAAGTACGATGGTTAAATATTTTGAGGTAATGCGATTGGGATTAGAATTGACAGGTGTCTTGACAACTATTGATTTTTGGGGATGTCGGACGACTTAGCGACTATCGCACTTCTCTTTCTCTAAAAGGCAAACGACTATTTCACACAAAAAATACACGACTATTTGACGAAGACTCGCAAGAAAACGCTATGACTATTACTCTACGACTATCAGCGGACTGCTCGTTACTATACGATATATAGGACTTTCAAAAAGCTAGTCGTCTGACGACTTTACGACTATTCCACGACTATTTTCTGGGAGAAACTACGACTATTGGCTACGACTATTCCAGCCGGAACGCTGCGACTATTCCTCGCCCTTATTGGCTATCGGGCGAAAGCCCGAAAAGAGCTGCGGCGGTAGCCGCCAATGGTTCCGCGCCGCCCGCCGCGCTCTTGCCGCTGGACTGCCCCGCCGGGTAGAGAGTGCCAGCCGGTGCGCCCTGACCGCTGACCGGTGCCAGATTGCAAGCCGCCGGGCTGACCCTGTACAGGTGGAGACGCTAACCCCTTAGCAGGTGCACCGGGTCTGTACTGCTGACCCCGTTGTGCTTGCGTGGTCTGCGGTATGCTGCACCGTCTGGCGTGGATCCACGACAGGGGCGCACCCCCTGCACCCTTATATATATTATTATAATAGAGCGGCTGCGCTGACCTGTACAGCGCCCGGGCGTGGCGTTGGTATCTGGTACGCGCTGGAGGTGCTGCGGCGCTGTGATACGCTCCAGCGTGGCGCAGGCGATATTATAGCTGCTTGTGTCGGTCTGGTATTTGCAATGGTAAAATGGGGCAAATAGCCGGAAAAGCGCCTGCAAAGCCCTGCGTGCTGTTTTATGGCGTGGGCGGTATAATTGCATTTACGAAACAAAACGCGCTGTAAACGTTTGTATGGGGCTGTATTGCAGCAGGGCAAAACAAAAGCCCTGCACCCTCAGCAGATGCAAGGCAAAAGAAAAGCCCGCCAGCGTGGGCGGGGTTGCTTTACGGTGCAGCCTTGTCAGGTATAAAATGTTTGTTCTAAAGTATATACTTTTTGATAAATTTGGTTCAAGTTTTCGGATAAAAATTTATCTTTTGGGGTATATCCGCTTGCTGATTCTGACGCAATCGGAATAAAAAAACCGTTTTTATACGCTTGAGAATAACCGTATTCTGCGTTAGCTTCTCGTAATGCGTCTATAATTTTCACTTTGTATTTTTGCAGTTCCTCCAAACTTAAAGAATCAATATCAACAGAAAGCAACTTTTTTGCTGTGCTGTATGTCATTTTTTTTACTCCTTTATTTGCTGGCCTTAAAAAGTGCGCTGAAAAACCAGAAAAAGAACAGAATGCAGGATAATATCACTCGTCGCACCCCCTTATACCACACTAAAACGCTTGTATGTGGTGCGCTTGCTGCACTCAGCATAAATATCCGGGTGCGCGGCCTGCAAAAGCTTGCTGTCAAGTCGGACGCTCTGCACGTCCTTATAAATGGCCTTTGCGGTGCCCTGCACCATCTCCGGCGCGCCGTGCATCATGTCGATTATTTCAGCCTTTACAGCGTCGTTCATTGCTTCAAGCTCTTCAATGAGCCGCTTGTTTTCCCTATACTCGTTTACTCTTTTTTCAAAATCAGACATTTTTTCAGCCCTCCAAAATTCCTTTATTGTTAAATAACGTTCTAAGGTTGCGTTTTTCGTACTCCCTCCAATTTTCACCGATCGCAAGCGCTGAGTTTTGCGCCCAAAACGGAACGCCCGCCCGGTCAAGCTGACCAAACAAAAAATGGATTGTTTTGTCTGCCTTGTCCAAAAAACCGATGTCGTCTTGGTTTTTTTCCCTACAATAGGAGATCTCAGCCATCCAATAGGCAAGGGATTCTAACAGGCCGTATGCTTTTTTATTTGCCGTGTATACCATTTTGTGTGCCCCCTCAGCTGTTAAGAAATGCGATCATCACGAGTGCACCGGATATCATGCCGCCCACGTACCAGAGGGCGGCCCACTGGGTAAAGTCCAAAGTGATCATACTGTAAAACCTCCATTAGTCAAACTCCGGCATCGCCAGAATGATTTTTTTACACCGCTCAACGCTCAAACGGTACGGCTTGGAGCGGGTCAGGTTGTCCGCTACAATCTGAGTGTATACCATCAATGGCAGCTCAAACAGCCCGGCACACTTGGGATACAGCCGAACGGCCTGATTGCGAATTTCGGCGTTAATTTCATCTGTCCTTGTCATCGTTTAGCCCTCCTTATACTGCGGGATGTAGCCCAGCACCTTAACTTTTGCCGGGATAGTATAATAAATCTGCCCACAATCGGGGCACCAAACAGCATCATATTGCTTGCCATCGTCGCCCAATGCCTTGCACTCTACCTCACAGGTAAAGCGCTTTAGAGCGGTTTCTGTGAGCATTGCGGCCACATCTGCTGCGTGCTGTGCGTTAAACGCTGCCACTGCCTTTTCTGCGTCTGGCAGCGTGTCAAATGCGCCCAGTGTCCAGCCAGCGCCCTTCAAGATGTAGTCCACCATATATAGGCCGCTGTCACTGCACCAAAGCCACACAACGGGCTTAATGGTCATTTTGCGGTTGTTCTGGGCTGCATAAAGCTGGTTAAGTGTGCCAGTCATCAACGTGCCGTCCTCAAATGTGGCGGTATAGAGGTCACTACATTTATAGATCTTTTTCATGGTTTATACCTCCGTGTATCCGTCTGCAATGGCTTGCGCCTTGATTGTGTCCATGTCCCGCTTTGCTACAACGGGGACGTCCTTAGATACCCAGCTGTCAGGGACGCGGGAAAAGGTTTTTGCGTTGGTGTCGATGCACAGATAATAGCCGTGCCCGTTTGCGTTGGTCTTGGTTCTAAATTCTAGTTTCATGGTCTTGCCCTCCTGTTTTGTGGTGGTGTAACACGTTCTTGTGTTGTCTATATAGTAACACGTTCTTGTGTTTATGTCAATGGTTTTACACACATTCTTGTGTTGAAAATCGTTCATGTTTGAGTGTGTACAAATCTGCACAGTTTCGGACACACTGCCCGCCCTTCAGCGCCCCGCCGCCGTACCGATCGCCCCCGCGCGGCCTGTCTGGTATCGAGTGCAGACCGGTGCAGCGTGTCCAGCGTCCGGGCGTGTGTTCCTTGCATCTGGCACGGTCTGTTCCTGCTGCCTGTGCTGTGCGGTCTGTCCGGGTGCGCTGGGGGCTGGGGTCTCCACCGGCGGGGTATATAGCCGCCGCCCAGCCCCGCCCGGTCAGTCCCTCAACCACCGAAAAAATAAAAAAGACCCACCCCTTCTTCACAAATCAGAACCCATCCGATTGTGCAATTCTCCAAAAACTCCAAAAAATACAAAAAGACCCCTTTCGGAGCCTAGATTGTGGTATAATCAGCTAAAGGCTATGTGCCAAAGAAAGGAAGAATCGAAAATGAGAAAGAGAATCGTTGCGGCAGTCCTGATGGCTATCTTGGCTTGCATTATGTTGGTTGGCTGCGATAGCGGAGACTTTGCGCCTGAAATCAGCGAGGATGCTTATAAGGCGCAGTGCCGGCAGATGGATTACAAGGAGCTGTTCCGCTATCCCGATAAGTACAAAGGAACTAAGGTTATGGTCAAGGTCAGGGTGGCACAGATTGTAAGCGCAAACTTCTCCGGAAGCAGGAAAGCATGGAGAACCTACACGGACAACAGCGGATACGGATTCTATGCCGATGACGAGTATTATATGCTGGATAAGCGTGGTGGTGATGCTGTGAAGATTTTGGACGATGATATTATCACCGTTTATGGTGAGTTTACCGGGCTCGAAAAAATCACCAGAGCGTTGACTGGCACGACCGATGAGCTCCCGCGCATAGAAGTGAGGTACGCAGACCTCGCAAAATAATCCACAACACAAAAAGCCAGCGGCTAGATGTTCTCTAACCACTGGCTTTTCTTATGGGCTATTTACGATTTAAGTGTTGGAAACATGATAGGAGCGCTGACTTCTTCCTTTTCCCTGAGAATGTCGAGCAAACAATCATTGTATCCCATTGAATAGCTGTCCTCGCAAAAATGTTGTACGGACGTTGCTAGCGCTACACTTACAACTTCTCTTGACCGCTTATCCTCTGGCATGATGATTTCTAATGCCTGATTAAGGATTTCATGGCTTTTTTCTAAAACAGCTTTGTGCTCTTCATTCTCAGCTTGTAGCCGAAACATTTCTTCCGAGCAGTCCATCAGCACGTCTCCATTCTAATCTGCTCACCAACAGGCAGATAGCCCGCTTCTTTAAGCTTGCTATAAATGAACTTCTGACCGGCTCTCGTCCAGCGTGTGACCTCTTTCGTCTTGCCGTTTGGCAGTTCGATCGGATGCCCGACAACGTATCCGTTTCCAAGATACTTCTGGTAAGGAATCCACTGTTTGTTCACAGTATGTTGGATGCCAAGCCCTCTAAGAATCTGGTTCAGCTTTCGTGCGCTCATGCCGTAGTTCATGGCAATCTGCGTGGTAGTCAGGCTTTCATCGGAGAGCAGCATAGCCTTTGCGTAGTCGGAATCAGGCTTCATCTTGGCGTTTTCTGCTTCCAGAGCCTTTACTTTCTTGCGCTCCGTGTCGATAACGCTGTTGGCGGCAATCAGGGCGCGACTCAACAGCATCTCTGTGGATTCCGGCTCCGGGTTGGTCAGCTTCTGCTCCATCTGATTGAAAGCATCAATGTACTTGAGCTTCCATTCAAGGGCTTCCTTGCCGGTAAAGCCAAACGTGAGTAAACTGAACCCATCCCGGTTCATGAGGTACATCGGATACTGTTTACCACGATTTTCAAACGTGGTTTCGTAGAACATGGATTTGGTGGCTGAATTTTCAGCCGCCAGATTTTCAATGGACTGGATAACGTTCTTGTGTTCCTTGCCGAAATGTTCTGCTACTTCACGGCTGGAAACGACAACCTGTCCGTTTTCGCTGATAAGATTGATAGCATATTTAACCTTTTGTTCCATAAAAACTCCTATGGTTCTTGCGGAACAAGCCAATTCCTGCTATAATAAGGCTGGAACAGCTTGTTCCAGTGTGGTTTATGATACGTTCGCTGCTGTCGGCAAACTTTAGCGAGCGTATCATTTTTCGTTTTCGTCTGGCATGGGGTACTTCTCAAGGTAGGCATCGCGGACGGCCTGTGACAGCGATACGCGACACTTCTTGCAGTGCTCCACTAGCAACTCGTACTGACGATCAGTGAAGCCAACGGCTACCTGATGGCGGTATGCTTCGATGTAGGGACTTCTTGCCATATTATTATCTCCTTTCTTTGAGGTGCATTAAGTGTAATCGCAAAATATAGTAAAGTCAAGCGGAAATAGACCCACGAAACACTACATTTAGTGTTCGTTCATCTTGACAAACCACTTTCTACGTTTTGCACAAAACTCAGTCCTTATTTTTGGTCGCTCCCGCTTCGTACCCTGCCCGGTAGTTCAACTCGGACAGCTTACCCAGTGCTTCTGCGTACTCCCTGTCCTCGCTGGTCGGCTCTTTGCCGTGTGCGAGTGTTTTCAGAAATTCTTCGGTTGTTGTGGGAAATTTCATGTTTTTTGCTCCTTTCTATTGCAGAAGCGGTCTGCTTCTGCTATAATAACTGACAGAAACCGAGACTGCGCCCTTGGTTGCGCAGCTTCTGTTTTGTGGTGGAATAGGTCGTCAGTGCTACTTTGGTCGGTGGAGCTGACGGCCTATTTTTTATGCCACAAAGGATAAATCTGCTGTTGTTGGCTGATTCATCGTGTGTTCTGCTGTCTTAGATTATAGACGCTTGGTATATAGTTGTCAACAGCCCAATTTGTATAATTCAGTCACACATCTGTGACATTTTACGCATTCTAACGTAAATTTACGTTATTTGATAGTACTCCCGTAAACGGATTAGTTTACCCTAGTGATAGTAACTCAAAAGATATTTTTCGATAATTCGTAAGGCTACTATTCAAGTATACAGTTTGTAAAGCAACGAAAAAGTTTACAGCCGTTTGACCACCATATTGATAGTAAAAATTTCGCAAAAAAACACAAGAAGATGTTGACATAGACACGAGAATGTGTTATCATGGGGCTGAAAGAGAGGTCTGGTAAAAATGGCAGAGAAGAAAAAAGGCGGCGCAACCAAAAATAAAGTCAATTCCGGGGACATTCTTCGCTCCGTTATGAAAATCAGAGGATATACTTCTGCATCTCTTGCAAGACAAATGGAGTATGAAGTTTCTTCTTATGTGACAAACCGTGTTAATGCGGACGATTTGAAGTTGTCCACAATGGCGATGCTCTTGGAAGAAATGAAATACCAAATCGTAATTCAGCCTATTGGTGCTGATGTTGCATCGGATGAATTTGTTCTTAAGGTTCTTGAAAGAGACGGTGAATCTAAATGATTTACGGTTACGCTCGTGTCAGTTCTGCCGGTCAGGCGATTGACGGTAACAGCCTTGAATCGCAGGAAGAAGCCCTCAAAGCCGCTGGCGCAACTAAGATTTTCAAAGAAATCTATACCGGCACTAAGATGGAACGCAAAGAACTGGACAAGCTAGAAGCGGAAGTCCAGAGCGGCGATACAATCGTTGTGACAAAGCTAGATCGTGTTGCCAGAAGTCTTGTCGGTGGGTATGAACTGATTGATTCATGGATTGAAAAAGGAATCCGGGTGAACGTGCTCAATCTTGGTGTGATGGACAACACCCCTGCTAGTAGGGCTATGAGAGGTATGTTCCTTGTGTTTGCCCAGTTTGAGCGTGACATGATTGTTGAGCGCACCAGAGAGGGCAAGAAGATTGCCAGCCAGCGCCCAGATTACAGGGAAGGCCGCAAGCCCACCGAGTATGACCGCAACCTCTTTGACGTTCTCCACGAGCAGGTGGAGAAGCGCATTCTCACGGTCACGGATGCTGCCAAACAGCTTGGCGTGACCCGCCAGACATGGTATCGGATTGCTGAACAGAGAAAGGCTGGATAATATGCAGGGAGAAGAACTGATTGTTAAGAACGGAAGCATCACACTGCGGTCTATGCTTGACTTTGGTGGATTCCTTGAAATCAAGAGGTTCTTGGAAGCCTGTCATTCGGAAAACTGCACCGTTACCTTTGCAAATGAGGAAATTGTCATTTTCCCGAATGAATACGATGCTGCTAAAGATGCTCTCGTCTTTATTTACGGTACACTGGCAGAAAGACACAGTATTATCGAAAAGTATCTTCGTTACAAGTTGATGCTTGGGGATGAAGAACCGAAGCCTACTTTATATAACCAGTGAAAGGAGTAGCTCATGGACAACTTTAATGCCATTTACAAGATTCTCAAACTGCTGGATAAGCACAAGGGCGATGAAGAATTTGACTATGAGCTTATCTCTGCAAAAGCAATGAAGATGAAGGTTTCTGACTGGGAGCAGATTATGATTGAACTGCAAATAAACGGCTTCATTCGCGGTCTGGTCTACACGCAAGACCTAACGAACAAGTTCCCGCATATTGTAGAGCCGATTCACCCACAGATTACCTTGAAAGGCATGGAGTATCTCTCCGAAAATGGCATAATGAAGAAGGTAGAAAAAGGGTTAGAAACGGTCGGGCAGTTTTTTTAATTGATTTTGAGAAATAAAGTTTCTGGAATCGCATTATAAAACCGAATATTTGATTTTTGTGCAGTTGTAGGCACTCTTTACATTTTCAGGTAGGGGGTGCCTATTTTTTATGCATTCAAAGCAGTGTGTCGCCATCATTGACAGTATCAAAGCGTATGCAAAACAGAATCCGACCGAAGCACAGGTCTATGAGGACTGGTTTCAGGCGGTGGTGAACCTGAGAGATGCCCTGCCGCAAGACAAGCGGTTCGATGCCTACAAATACTCTGGTGAGCTGCGCTCTGTCTGTGCAGCTATGATGGGCAAGATGAAAACTGGCGAGGACGTGGCGAAGGTCTATGACATTATCGGCCGGACGTACCTGTTTGAAGCAAAGGATGTGTTCGACAGCTATTGCATCTACCTTGAATGGAACCGTGCACCGGAGAAGAAGTTTTACCAGCCGAGACGCAGGGTTCTGAAAGTACTGACAGATGACCTTGAGGACTTGTTTTATAAGCGGATTGACTTCTTGGGTGTTAGCTTGCCCGCTCGCGTCGGAAAATCGACGCTATGTATTTTTTTCATCACATGGCTAATGGGCAACCGCCCTGACGTTGCATCGGTTATGAGCGGGCACTCTGACAAACTGACAAATGGCTTCTACGGCGAAGTGCTGTCCATCATCACCGACCCCGTGACCTACAACTGGGGCAAAATCTTCCCTGACGTTCAGCTTGTGGACAAGAGCGCAAAAGATGAAAGCGTTGACCTGAACCGAAAGAAGCGCTTCCCTACCCTGACCTGCCGCTCCATCGGTGGTACGCTGACTGGTGCTGTTGAAATTGGCGAGGGCGGCGTTCTGTACAGTGATGACTTAATTGAGGACTTGGAGGAAAGTCTGAACGTTGAGCGTCTGAACAACAAGTACGATGCCTATTTGAACCAGCTGAAAGACCGCAAAAAGCAAGGCGCATTGGAACTGATGGTCGGCACACGCTGGAACGTGCTTGACCCTCTGGGACGCATCCAGAATCAGTACGCAGACAACCCAAAGTACAGATTCCGGGTGATTCCTGCGGTGGACGAGAACGGACACAGCAACTTCAATTATGACTATGGCGTTGGATTTGACGATGCCTACTATGCCGATATGAAAGCCAGCATTGACGATGCAACATGGTGGGCAAAGTACATGGGCAAGCCCTATGTGCGTGAAGGCTTGCTCTTCCCTGCCGATGAACTGCGGTATTTCAACGGCGTTCTGCCTGACGGTGAGCCTGATCGCAAGCTCATGGTCATGGATATTGCATGGGGTGGCGGTGACTTCACCGCCTGTCCTATCGCTTATGTGTACGGAGATGCTGTATTTATCCCTGACCTTGTGTTCAATAACGGCGATAAGACCGTGACCAGACCGGAAGTCGTTGGCAAAATCATCCAGCACAAAATCAACGTGGTGCGTGGCGAAGCCAACAACGGCGGTGATGAATATTGTGATGTGGTAGACAGCCAGCTTCGGCAGCAGGGCTATCACTGCTCTGTTCGCAGCCAGCGTGCGCCAAGTGGTCAAAGCAAGCTGTCAAGAATCATCCAGTATGCACCGGATATCAAACGGTTATATTTCCTTGACGAAAAACACCAGTCGAAAGAGTACAAGGCGTTCATGGAACAGGTGACGATGTTCACGCAGCTTGGCAAAGTCCCGCACGATGATGCCCCGGATAGTCTGGCACAGCTTGCCGATGAATTGTACAACGGAATCAGTAAAATTGAGCCTGTCAAGAGACCTTTTTGATTAAAAACACAATATATTGTGTTCGCTGGGTCTATTTATTTGATTTCACCACTTGACAAGGCTTATAATGTACGTAGGAAGTTTTGCAGCTTCCCTTAAAGGAATAGCTTGCACGCGGGGTTTTGTCATTTTACTCGCGTGCGTGTCAACAAGCATATTCCTCCTTTCACCGGTGAAGGTTTTCTCACTCTTTCGCCTTCACCGGGCTTTATATGTTGCGTTTCCAATTGTAAGGGGAATGCCAGTCTGTCTCCCCCACGGCTGGCAAGCAACGGTTCGATTCCGTTACGCAGCACAACCAACTACCTAGCTTTGCATGGCTTTATTCTCCAAAACCTCCACCGCTATTCCCGGCTCTCAATGTAATGTTTAGGCATGACATTGCAAAGAGCAGCGGTTAACCAATCAAGCCGGGCTTCTATGTTGCATTAGCTCAGTCAGGCTAGAGCATCCGGCTCATAACCGGACATACATTGGTTCAAATCCATTATGCAGCACCAAAATTGCAGCTGACCCGTTTTACGTCTGTCCGACAACTGAATGTAAAGGCTGCAATGGTTTTCTTCGGGCGAAGAATAGCACGGCTGGAAGTGCGAACAGTTTCCCGGTAGCTTCTGACAGGTCTGTGCTCAACAGCCTGTTTCCAGAAATCCAACGAAAGGAGCACAGATGGTAGCAAAAGTCAGATGCAAGCGTCCTCGAAAAGACGCAAACGGTAATCCTTGCGATTGTGGGCGTTATCTTGGTGAAGTGGAAGGCAAGTTCTCCCTTCTGTGCCCTCTTTGCCATTGGATTACAATTGGAGATTCCAACCTTCCAAAAGATACATGGGTCTCCGTACCAAAGTTTAAAAACTGAATAGCTTTTGAAGCGCAGTTGTAAGCGCAGTGAGATAGACCTTAACAGGTTTGTCTTGCTGCGCTTTTTATTTTGCCGGAAAGGAGGAACGCATGGCTGAGTATCAGATAGTTGTTGACGGCTTTTTGAATAAGCCGCTGACCGGACGCAGACCGATTGAAACGCCGGAGACGGAAATCAATCGGGCAAACGCGCTGAAAGTGGTCATGGGCAAGGCAGAGCCTATTCATCTGCTGAACAAGAACGAGATTCGATTTCTGCACAACTACTACTTGGGTAGCCAGCCTGTCCTCCACCGCACGAAGGAGTACCACGCTGAAATCACAAACCGTATTGTAGAGAATCACGCCAACGAGTGCGTGGGCTTCTACACGGGATACATGAGCGGCACTCCTTGCTCTTATGTGCGGTCTGAAACGGCAACTGGTGACGGTGAGGAAATCGCCCGCCTGTCCAATGCCTTGCAGTATGAGGGCAAGGATGCGCTTGATCGGCGGCTCTGGCAGTGGATGCTGGAGTGCGGACAGGGATACCGCATTGTTCTTCCTGACAAGGGGTACAACGGCAACTACCCTGACGAAACACCCCTGCTGGTGGACGTTCCCGACCCGGATATGGCGTATGTGATTTACAACTCCGGCATCGGGCACAAGCCCATCGCCAACGTGCTGCACATCCCACGCAATTATCAGAATGACCTGAACGACCTGATTTGCGTGTATACGCCAAACCAGTATTTTGAAATCGACAACGGCAAGGTCACAAAGTCGGAGAACCATTCTCTCGGAATGTTGCCGATGGTCGAATACAAGCTGAACCCGGAGCGAATGGGTCTGTTTGAACCGGCTATTCCTGTATTGGATGCCATCAATCTGTTGGAGAGCAATCGTCTCGATGGCGTAGAGCAGTTCATTCAATCCATCATGGTCTTTATTAACTGCCTTGTTGATAAAGAAGCGTTGGAAGCTGTCAAGGCTATGGGTGCAATGTCAATCAAGTCTACTTCTGGACTTGCTGCCGATGTAAAACAGCTTGCAAACGAGCTGAACCAGCAACAAACACAGATTCTGATTGATTCCATGTTGAACGTGTACCGTAGTCTGACTGCTATGCCCAGTGCTACTGGCAGCGAGAATGCAACGTCTGACAACGTGGGCGCAGTTATCGTCCGCAACGGCTGGAATCACACAGAAGCAAGGGCGCAGCAGTACGAGAATATGTTCAAGTTCTCGGAACGCCAAAGCCTGTCTGTAATGCTCAAAATCTTGCGTGATACGGCTGGTTCTAAGCTGATGGCAAGTGACATCAACATCAAACTGCCACGCCGCCAGTACGATAACCAGCAGAGCAAAGTTCAGATTTTTGCACAGATGTTGCAGCAGACCATTGACCCGCAGTTGGCGTTTACTACGCCCGGTTTGTTCCCTGATCCGCAGGCTGCTTATGAGATGAGCAAGCCATTCCTGATTGCCGCTGGCAAGCTGGGCGAGGACGGGAAAGCGCCGAAGCCACAGGAACAGCCTAAACAGAATGCTACCGGCGCAAACGCCGAGAACATGGCAGACAAACAGTCTGCCGATACCAATAAAGAAACAGAGGGCGAATAGCCCTTTGCACATATCCGAACATTCAAAATCCACAAATAGGAAGGATGGATAGAAATGTTAGTCGAAATCGCAAAAATCAACCATGAAGAACGTACCGTTGTTTCCAGCTTAGATATCGCTGAGACGTTTAGTAAAGAGCATTTTCATGTTCTTCGCGATATTCGAGAACTTGGATGCAGTGAAGAGTTCCGTCAATCCAATTTTGGATTGACCTCTTATGATGATTCGCAGGGCAAGAAACGAGATATGTATGTTATGACTCGTGACGGGTTCACTCTTCTTGTCATGGGATACACTGGCGAATTGGCAATGCGATTTAAGGAAGCGTACATCAAACAGTTTAACGCAATGGAAAGCGCATTGCGCGGAAAACTGATTGAACGCGAAAAAGGCATTGCTGTTCGGCAAGCTCTTACAAAGGCTTTGCAACAGTCCACCGAAAATGAGCGGATGCACGGTCACGCATATTCCACATATACCAATGTCATTTATAAAGTTTTGTTTGGAATGAACGCCGCGCAGCTTCGTGAAAAATATCAAATCAAAGCATCTGATAATTTACGCGATTGCTTTACGCAAGAGGAGCTTCGGGCGATTCAGTCTATGGAATGTTTGGTAAGCGGCCTTGTGGATTGCGGATGGGAATATACCGCAGTTAAAGACTTCATTACCAAGACGAACGCACACAATCTGTTGTGCGCATAATTCAGAATCAATCCGCATTAGCGGGCTGATATATTCCGGCAGGGAAGCCGGGATACAAATTTCGCAGCGTTGCAGGGAAGCAACGGTAAAAAAACGCAGGAGGAAATTAACGATATGAAACTCAATGTGTTGCTTGGTGATGCCTACAAAGAGGGCATGACCGCCGATGAAATCATTTCTGCGCTTGAAAAGGTTGCAGACCCTAGCGCAGAGGTTGAGAAGCTGCGCAACGCCGTGACGAAAGCCAATAGCGAAGCTGCCGAGTACAAGAAGCAGCTCAAGGCAAAGCGTACCGATGATGAAAATGCCGCGCAGGAACAGGCTGACAAGCTGGCAGAGATGCAGAAGCAGATTGAAGCCCTGACTGCCGACAAGGAGAACCTCGTCAAGGAAAAGACCCTTGCATCCTACCGTGAGAAGTTCGTTGCACAGGGTTATGACGCTGAACTTGCCAACAAGGCTGCGTCTGCGCTGGCTGACGGTGACATGGACAAGGTGTTTAAGTTCCAGTCGGAGTTTATGACTGCCCACGACACCGCTTACAAGGCTTCCCTGCTAAAGGATATGCCCACACCTCCGGGTGCGGATGGTAATGGTAACAGCGCAGATAGCGTAGGTGTTGCCTTTGCTAAACGCTTCGCACAGGAGCGTGCAGACGCAAACAAGGCATCGAGTGACGCAATGACTGCTTTCCATTAAGGAGGAAAACATGAAGTACACCAATACTCCGGTATCGGCTCCTGAGAGCACTATTCTGGCTGCTGATACCTATGTTGCCATTCCCTTTACTGTCAAGGAGACCAATGCAGTTACGGCTGGTTATCCCATGGCAAAGACCGGTCTGAAAGCTGCTGCCACTACTGGCACCAGCGCTACCGATGCGGCTACTGATGCCATTGGCATTCTGCTGCACACCGTTGACCCTTCCGTCAACCCCAATGGCGCACTGCTTATTCAGGGCGTTATTGATGTGGACAAGGCAAAGCTGTCCGGCTTTACCTATTCTGCAAACGATATTGCCGCTCTGAAAAAGGCTGTTCCTGCCGTTTTCTGCCGTACCGATGTTGGCGCAAAGAGCGAGTAAGGAGGACTGAAATATGGCACTGAATCTGAACGAAATCTTTTCCCCTGCTGCGATTGCTGCTTACTGGACGAACGACCCGACCAATGCGCAGCCCTATGCTTCTGATGCTCTGTTCCCTGCCCGTAAGAAGGTCAGCATGGAACTGAAGTGGCTGCGTGGTCACAAGGGCGTTGGCGTTTCGCTGAAGCCAAGCGTTTTCGATACCAAGGCTACGTTCCGTACTCGTCAGGGCATCAAGATGACTGAAACTAATATGCCGTTCTTCCGTGAGGGCACTCACATTGACGAGGAAGACCGCCGCAAGATTATTTCTGTTCTGGCTACCAATCAGGAGTTTGCGGCAGATGTTATCAACCGTGTCTACGATGACACCGCACAGCTTATTACCGGTGCTCGCATTGTGCCTGAGCGAATGGTGTGGCAGCTTCTGGCTCCAAAGACTGGCAAGCCCGGCATCTCTATTGAGTCCAACGGCGTGAGCTACGTCTACGATTATGACCCGGACGGCACTTGGCAGCAGTCCAATTACAAGGCTCTAACCACTAAGGAGAAGTGGGACGCTCCCACCACCGCAACTCCCATCGCTACGATGACGAATGCCGCAAATACTGTTCTTGCAAACACGGGCGATATCATTGCCGAAGCTTACATGAACACGAATACTTTCCACAAGATGATTGCTGCGGATGAAATCAAGAACCGATTCCTGACGGTTATGAAGACCACCACCGCCGTTCTGGTTGATTCTGAAGCTCGTTCTGTTATCGAAAGTGCATCCGGCATTCGCATTCACCTGTATGACAAGATGTTCAAGCCGGAAGAGACCGCTGCTGCCGAAAAGTATCTGCCTGATGGCTATGTTGTGCTGGCTCCTTCTGGTTCTCTCGGCAATATGTACTATGTTGCTACTCCCGAAGAAGCCGATCTGATGGCTGGCATCTCCAATGCACAGGTTTCCGTTGTGAACACCGGAGTTGCCGTTACAACCGAACAGACCGTGCATCCTGTCAACACCAACATCTACGTCTCAGAAATCGTCCTGCCGTCCTTTGAGCGCATGGACGCTGTGTACTGCATCAAGGCTTACTAAGGCGAAAGGAGGAAAGCAGCATGGGAGACCAGTATTCCGAAGCGGCAGTCAAGCTGGGGCAGTACATTGCCCCTGCACTTGACCGTGAAGTCACGGACGAGGACTACCCGCTCTTCGACCTGCTGCTTGATTTCGCCAAAGACAAGATATTTGCGCAGGGCTATCCCTTCGGCAACAGACCGGACGAGCTGCCCTTGCAGTATCAGTCGTTGCAGATACGCATTGCAGCGGAACTGTACAACCACATCGGGGCAAACGGACAGACGAGCTATACCAATAACGGTATCACTCGTGTGTGGGAAAGCTCTGATGTGGCGCAGTCCTTGCTGAACGAAGTAGTTCCGAGAGTAGGGGTGATCAGCTGATGTTTAACGGAAGCCCGCTGGATAAACGTCCGCTGTGGTATTCAAACCCTGTCGGCGAGAAATCGCCTGTTGTAGATGAATGGGGCAATGAAACCGGCGAAACATCGCAGACGTGGAGTGACCCTGCAAAGCTGATGTTGAATGTCAGCCCGCCTACTGGTTCTGCGGAAGCAAGCCCTTTTGGGGCGTTCACGGATTACAGCTATGTGGTCAGTTCGTCCAGCAGAAAGCATAACACTCCACTTTATGAGGGAACGCACGTTTGGTTTCAGACAGACGTTTCAAAGCCCTTCAATTACACTGTGGTCAAGGTCGCAGAGCATATCACGGATACGCTGTATGCGCTGAAAGAGGTAGCTGCAAGTGAAAATTAAAGTGAGGTTGAGCGATGCCGGGCTTCGTGATGCGGAACGTCAGATACAGGAGTACAAGGCCACCCTGAACAAAAAGGCGCAAGAGTTTGCAAAGGCGTTGGCTGACAAAGGGCTTGATGTAGCGAAAATTCGTTTTGCAAATGCAGAATACGCCGGGAACAACGATGTCTCTTGCCATGTTGAGCAGAACGGAGCCGCCTGTTCCATTATTGCTGAAGGCAAATCGGTTGCTTTTATCGAGTTTGGTACTGGCGTTATGCACTCTGCTTATGGCGGCGAACTTCCTAATGGTGTTGGGGAACACGGCACATACGGCAAGGAAAACGGCAAGCATAAGCGCTGGTACTACTACGGCAACCCCGGCAATGCCGGAACCTATGTGGATACCGTTCCCGGAAAAGGTCAGTTGAATTACACAAGCGGCAACGATGCAGCTATGGCTATGTGGGGAGCTGTTGAGGAAATGGCTTCTCAGGTCGAAGCAACGTGGAGGGAGGTTTGGAATAGTTGATTGATTATTTCAATTCTATCTTCACGGCTGTTGCCAAGGAACTGCGAAAGCAAGTCCCCGGCATCTTCGTTACTGGTGAAATCAATGATAGCAACGTCAAGAAGTTTCCGTGTGTGCAGATAGAGGAAAACAGCAATCTTCCTGTACACATTGATTCTGCTGGTCACAGCAAGTACGCTGCCGTTTCCCTGCGTGTGCGTGTCTACTCCAACAAGAACACCGGGCGCATTGCAGAAGCACGTTCCATCGTTGGAATCGTGGATTCTGTTCTTGAACCGCTTAAATTTTATCGCAAATCGTTTGCCCCGTTGAATGGGCTGTACAACAATTCCGTCTATCGGATTGATTGCAGCTATGGGGCAACAATCGGAGAGGACGGAATGATTTACCGAAACTAAGGAGGTAAACATTCTATGAGTACTGCTATCTCCGGTCTGAATACCACCCTGTATTGTGGCGACAGCGCAACCGCTATGACGAAGCTGTGCGACATCAAGGATGTGCCCGACCTGATCTCCGACCCGAACCTTCTGGATGCAACCACCCTGTCTGATGGTATGCAGAAGCAGATTTTTGGCATCGTTCAGGCTGACACCAAAGCCTTTACCGCCAACTACAACAAGACCGACTACGCCGCCGTCAAGGCTGCTGGTTATGACGATACCTCTGAGAGCAACGTAGACAAGTACTACGCCCTGAAAATGCAGGACGGTTCCGGCTTCACTTGGCAGGGTATGCATCAGGTCGGTCTGTCCGGCTTTGGCGTAGACGAGGTCGTGGAAATGACCATCAATTGCATCTTCCACTCTACCCCGAAGTTCAGCGAGAGCCTGACCGTTAATGGCGGCTAAACTGCAAAAATCGAATCAATCAAACTGGGCAGAACTGAACAACGGATTTGGTTCTGCCCCTATTTATAAAGGAGAGCATTTATTATGGCTGCTAAGGTTATCAACTTTCATTCCCCCGATGGCAAGAACACTTACGAGCTAACTTTCACCCGCGAGAGCGCCGAATCCACTGAGCGCAACGGCTTCCAGATCTACGAGTTCTCTAACGGCATCAACCCCATCAAGAACACCTCTGCTCTGTTCTACGGTGCGTTCATTGCCCGCAACAAGGGCATCAAGCGCAAGCTGGTCGATGATATGCTTGCGCACATCGAGGACAAGGAAGGTCTGATGGCTGCCCTGATGGAAATGTACGCGGATTCTATCAAGGCTCTGGTTGCCACCGATGAAGAGGACAAGACCGCAAAAAACGCAACGTGGGAGATTGTGTAACCTCACAGTCTCAAGAATCGAACAGCGGCACAGAGCCATTCTCTGTATCTAAGCTGTTCCACGATGTAGAAGCTTATTACATTTCCATTGGCATGACCTATGACCAGTTCTGGCGTGATGATGTCTGGTTGGCAAAGGTATACCGGGACGCGGAAGAACTGCGCGCCCGCAGAGCCAATGTTGAAGCGTGGAGAAATGGCTTCTACACGGCATCCGCGCTTTCCTCTACAGTTGGCAATATGTTCCGCAAGAAAGGGTCTAGCCCCATCAAGTACATGGATAGGCCGATTCCTCTTACCCAGAAAGAGCAGGACGAGTACGAATACCAACGCGCACTGGAAGCGCAGGAACGCATCAAGAGGGCAATGTTCTCTATGATGAATCAGAAGGACGGTGGTAGCAATGGCTGATGTTGATATTACAAGCTTATCCGTAGAAATCTCTGCGGAATCGCAGGGTGCAGAGCTTAACATTGACAAGCTTGCTACCGCCATTTCTAATTTGCGGACAAAGGGCAGTGTTGGCAAGGTTTGTACAAGCCTTGATAAGCTGTCTAGTTCCATTTCCGCGCTGAAGCAAGCGTCTGCCGGTATTTCCGGTCTGGATAAGGTCACAAACTTCCTGAATGGTATCTCTTCTGTCAACACAACCTCTGGCGTGAGGGGCGTTAACTCTGTTGTAAATGCCATCAAGAAGGTTCCGAGTGCTTTGTCCGAAGCAAACAAGGCTGATTACACCCAGTTTGCCGAAAGTTGCCGGTTGATGATGAACGGCATTGCTCCGTTGTCTGTTTTGGATTTTAGCAATCTGAAAAATCTTGGAAGTGTCCTGAATAGTCTCAACAAGGTTCCTGACCTCGCGCAAAAGCTAGATAGCAAGACAGTGAGTGATTTTTCTACGGCTTGTCAAAAACTGTATGATGGCATTGCTCCCCTTGCATCTCAGCTTGACAAGGTCGGCAACGCTTTTGCAAAGCTACCTCCACAGTTGAGCAAGGTTGTGACACAGGCAAACCGTGTGACTGCTGCGAATGAGCGTCAGAAGAAAAGCTACATGAGCCTTTCCAACCAGCTGAACGGCTTCATGCGGAACATGGCAAAGCTTGTTTCGCTGAAAGCCATTGCCACTTATCTTGGAAACGCAGCGGAGAAGTTCAATAGCTACTATGAAGCCGCAAACCTGTTTGGCGTGTCCATGAAAGGACTGACCGGCGAAGCAAGCACGTTCATCAACAAGATGGAGACCCTGCTTGGCATTGACCCAACCGAAGCCATGAACAACATGGCAACAATTCAGAGTTTGACTACTTCGTTTGGCGTAGCAAGCGACAAGGCGTATGTGCTGTCGAAAAACCTGACGCAGCTTGGCTACGACCTCGCTTCTTTGAAGAATATCCCTGTTGCGGAATCCTTTACGAAGATTCAGGCAGCTATCTCTGGCGAACTTGAACCGATTCGCCGTCTGGGTGTCGATATTTCTAACGCACGGTTGCAGCAGGAACTGCTTAATCTTGGCTATTCGCAGAGCGTTTCTACCTTATCTCAGGCTGATAAGGCTGTTCTGCGTTACATTGCCATCATGAAGCAGACCACCGATGCACAGGGAGACTTCGCCCGCACTCTGTCCAGCCCTGCCAATATGATTCGCATCTTGCAGGCACAGCTGAACAGTCTGGCTCGCGCTGTTGGTTCTTTGCTCTACCCTGCCTTGAAATCTATCCTTCCCCCGCTGATCGCAGCCGTTGAGCTAGTCAAAGAACTAGTCACTGGCATTGCATCCATGATGGGCGTCAAGGTGGAGTTCCCGGACTTTAGCAGCGCAAGCGATGCTGTTGGTGGTGTCACGGATGCGATGGACAATACCACCAAAGCGACCGGCAAGGCAGCAAAGGCGTTCAAGAACTACATCATGGGCTTTGATGAACTGAACGTCATCCAGAAGGATAATGGCTCTTCCGGTGGTTCCGGCTCTGGTGCTGGCGCCGCTGGCAACATCTTAGGCGATGTAGACTTGTCCGGCTACGATATGTTCAAGAACTACGTTGGTTCTTCTGTTGATGAAATCAAGGCAAAACTTGAAAAACTGCTTCCGCTCATCTCTGGAATTGCAGCCGGGTTTGCGACATGGGCAATTAGCAACTCAGTTCTTACTGCTCTTGAGAAAATCAAAGGTGAAGGGTCTTTGATCGAAGCAGTCTTGAAGCTTTGGAAAAACCCGATAATGGCAGCTGCGGTTGCCGTTGGCATTATCGTTGCAAGGTTTGTAAGCCTTTATCAGAACAGCGAGAAATTCCGAAAAGGTCTTGAGCGTGTAAGGGCGCTTGTCTACCTCGCAGCGGAAGGGTTCCGGCAGGGTTGGAACATATCTCTTACCGATGGAAAACTCGGAGAATCCATCGAATATCTGAAAGAATCCCTTTCCAATCTTGGGCAATCTATCCTGAATTTGCTTCCCGAAAGCTGGCAGGAAGGAATTACTTCCGCGTTTGATTCCATTTCAAAAGTTGTGAAGAAGCTCGACCTTGACGTTTGGGATTTAGTTACAACGCTTGCTGGCATCGGACTTATCGTATCCGGCCATCCTGTTGCTGGTCTTGCCGTTATAGGATTTGAAGCTATTTCCGTAGCCGTTCGTGGGCTTGGGAGTGAAAATCAGAAAACCGCCTTTGGAATGGAAACTGACTGGTTCAATTCCTTCAAGTCTATTGGCGAAAGCGTTGCAAACTTTGCAGCTGCTGCCGTTACCGCGATTGGAAACATCATTAACGATATTGCAATCTTTGTTGGTTGGATTAAAAACGGAGTTTCCGAAACAGACCGCTTGGATTTGCAGATGAACGGCAACTTCATTGAAAACTTTGTGATGGGCATTGCCCAAACCATTCATAACATCGGCGTTTTTGTTGGTTGGATCACAAGTGGCGTTGATGAAGCTGACCGGTTGGCAATTGCAGCGAACGGAAATTTTGCAGAAAAGTTCATCCTTCTGATTGCTGACGTTATCAACGGAATTAAAGAAGCCGTGAAGTGGTTCGGAAAACTGATTGAAAAAATCTCGAAGTTCAATCCTGTTAGCGTTGGCAAAAACATCATAGATGGAATCACAAAAGGCATCGTTGGCAAAAAGAGCGTTGCGGATGATGCTGTCAAGGTTGTAACGGACGGAATTCAAGAAGAAGCACAGACTGAACTTGGCATCCACTCCCCTTCCAAAGTTTTCAAGGGCTACGGTGGCTACATCGTAGAAGGTCTTGCCAACGGCATCTCCGCTGCCAAAAACCTTGCTGTGAACGCTATCCAGTCCGCGTCTGACGCAGTAAAGACCATCGGATCTCAGCTGGCAGATGAGAACTATGGTCTGCGCGATGGCTCTATCAGCCTTTCCGTTGACGCAAGCGGCAAGTCCATGATGGAAACCGCAAACGCACTGAAACGCACGATGCACACCACCAATGATAGCTTTGGCGGTTGGTTCAAGAAGATGAAAACCGACTTGGGCGACTTCACAGATGGCATAAACGCTGTTACTAAGGCGGGCAAAGACATCTCCAACGGCTTCAAATCTTCTATTGACGCGCTTACCGCTGCATCGAAGTCCATTCTGAACACGCATGATGGTTTTGTGAGCGCGGTCTCTGATATCCGGTCTTTCGTAAAGAAGAGCGTTGCGGAGATTGAAAACGAGTACCAGTACAACGGCTTCTTTGGCGCTGCCGGTCTTGCCATCCAAAAAGCGTTTGAGGGCGTGTACCTTGTGTTCGACAAGGTTTCTACTGCCATCAAGAACGTGTCCGACACCATTGACAGTGTGAAGAACGTTATTACCACCTTTAATAACCTGAAAACCAAAGTTGGTGAGGTCATCGACCAAGTTCCTGCTTTGAAGCAGGCGTATGGTGGGTTGAAATCGTTCTTTAATGACCTGTTCAACAAGGATAGCGGCATTGGCAAAATTGTGTCTGACGGCTTTGACTTCATCAAAACGAAAGCCGGAGACGTAGCAAACTGGTTTAAGGAAAAGCTCAACATTGGAAGTTCCGGCAGCTCTGCTGGTGGCGGTTCGTTAGGAGCTCTTGGAAGTACAGCGGCTTCTGGCGGCGCATTGTCACATCTTGGTGCATACGGTGGAATAGGCGCTGGTGTTGGCCTTGGCCTTTCTGGTGGCATCCAGTGGTGGAAGGACATGATAGGCACTTGGGGAGATTCTGATAAATCCGCCGGCACGAAAGTTCTTGAATCCATAAAGCACACCCTTTGGGATTTGTCCCCAATCGGAGCGCTTGTAAATCTTGGCAAGAAGATTTTCGGTTTTGCGGACGGCGGCTTCCCCGATGCCGGGCAGTTGTTTATCGCCCGAGAAGCCGGTGCAGAGATGGTCGGTTCTATGGGCGGTCACACAGCAGTTGCCAACAATGACCAAATCGTTGAGGGCATCCGCGAAGGTGTTGAAGCTGCAATGGAGCGTCAGAACCAGCTTCTGCGCCGTCAGAACGAACTGTTGCAGGCTCTGCTTGAGAAGGAAGGAAGCGCAGAGGTCAACGTGTCCAGCTTCTATCAGGCAGTGAACAGAACAAACCAGCGCAACGGCAAAACAATTATCCCGGTAGGTACTTAAAGGAGGGGCATTTATGGAACTTGACCAGTACAATCCGATTCGGAGCGTGGATGGGCAGTATCTTAAATGCCCCTCTTCTTATCAGTGGCGATTGCAGGACATCTCGGCATCCGATGCCGGACGTACAGAAGATAACAAGATGGACAAGAAACGTCTTGGCCAGTGCGTCAAGTTGGAACTGGAATGGAAGTACACCACGATAAAAGAAGCCGCTGCTATCCTGAAAGCGTTCAACCCGGAATACATCAACGTTACCTATCTTGACGCAATGGCTGGCGATTGGAAAACCAGCGAGTTCTACGTTGGTGACCGTGCTGTTCCGATGTATAATTCGCGGATGAATCGCTGGGAAGGGATATCTTTTAACATCATTGAAAGGGCTGCACACTGATGGTCAATGTATCGCAAGATATCATAAAATCCTTCAACGAGGGCAACAAACAGACTGCCCTTATTGAGGTTACTGCTGGCAGCAAGACGTTCACCATCACCGATGCAGATATTATTCAGGGCGGGTTGAAGATTGACCGGTACTGCGTGACCAACAGTAAAATCGAGGTCGGCTCTGCGGTCGCGTCTGAACTGTCTTTAAAATTGCGGAACTACGATGGCAAATTCAACGATGTTTCTTTCGAGGGCGCTGTCCTGAACGTAAAAATTGGTATTCACGCAGCCAACACCTCTGAACTGGGCAAGTTCATTCTTGGCAAGTCTGTTCTTGGCTTTGCAAAAGGTCTTGGAAACTTTATTCTCGGCACTGGTCGACTTGGTGATTACAGTGTAGACACGGAAGTATACTGGGTTCCTTGTGGGCTGTTTATTGTTGATACCCCGCCCCGCAAGCTAAGCACTATAAGCATCTCTGCATTGGACTACATGGTCTTGTTTGACCGTGAGGTGAACGCTTCCGCACTCTCCTTCCCTATCCATGTTGACGCGCTTATTCAGAAAATCTGCTCCATCTGCAATGTCACGCTCGCAACAGACGTTTCGGTGCTGCCAAACCACTATTTCAGCATCGGCGGTCTGCCGGATACCAACCAGAAGCTGACATACCGCCAGCTTTTGCAATGGTGTGCACAACTTACCGGCACTTGCGCGTTTATGGATGGCAGCGGAAGGCTTGTGCTGAAATGGTATGAGCAGACCGGCGTGACCATTACCGCAAGTGAGCGCTATTCCAGTGATATGTTGGAGAACGACATCACCATTACCGGCTTCACCTGTGACGATGGCAAGGGCAACACATACTTGTCCGGCACAGCAGATTACACGCTTGACCTAAGTGACTGCGGTTTCCTGACCAACGCCTACGAGGGCGTTTTGAAGGAACTGCAAGCTGCACGCGGTGGGTTTGCCTACCGCCCATACAGCGCTACCATCAAGTCTGCACCGTATTTGTTCCCGCTTGACATGATACGTTACAAGGACAAAGACGGCGTTGTGCACGATACCATCGTTACCAACGTCACGCTTGCTTTGAACTGCAACACAGCGATTTCCGGCGCTGGAGAAACGGTCACAAGCTCTTCTTACGCGCAGTCTACAAGCGGTGTTACAAGCCAACAGGCGGCAACGGACAGGGTAAATCTGGAAAAGATAAACCAGCGGGCAACAAAAGAAGAGCTTTATAGCATGATGACGTTTACTCCTGAAAATGGGTTGGTCATCACTCGTAGCAACTGGGAAGGAAAAGTTCAAATCACCGGTCAAAACGTACAAGTCGTTCGCGGAAACAATAAGGTTGTTATAAACGACAATGGCATAGACATAACGGATGGCTATGGAAGCGTTTCTATATACAGCGGTGGAATATCTTTTCATGGCATTCGCAACAGTAAAATTTTTGAATGGCCTTACGAAAAAGATTCTTCCGGAAATCCAATAGGAGAATTCACTGCGCAAACTACAAAAATTGACCTTTCGTCCTATTCGTCTGTAATGCTGGTCTACGACACTTATAAAGACGGAACATGGTTTGCAGGGGGCGGCAGTGCTGGTAGACTTACCGTTGTTCTTCCTGTTAATGGGCAAACATACTCTTATGCTTATCCGTGGAATACGGTACACTGGCGAAATGTAACAGTATCATATAATGGTATCACTTTCGGAAATGGAAACGAGAGAACGTCCGACTATAAAAATAACGTTATAACTGGCGTGATACATTTGGAAGTTCCTATTTCTGATGGTATTAATAAAAACGATAATGTTTGCCGCCCGTTGGAACTATACGGTTTTATGTGAGGTGGATATCATGGAACATTTCAAGTTCAAGTGCAAAGTCGGATTGGATGGTCGATTGTATGGTGGCGGGTGGTGTCATGAAAGCGTTATTCCAAACCCGCTGCCACCGGATGAAATTCTGTTTGATGACTTGTCAGGAATGACAGAAGGGTTTTATACAGCTTATTTGTGGGATGGAATCAACTTGATATACAGTCCCGTACCAAAAGTCGATGAGCCTGTTGATACTGAAACAGAAACAGCTTTTACGCAAACTAACGAAAATGAAGAGGAGGTAACTTATCAATGAGCTATCAAAAGCAGAACTTTGCAAACGGCGAAGTGCTTACCGCTTCGCAGCTGAACCACATCGAACAGGGCATTGTGGATGTTGAATCTGCCGCAAACGCAACGAAAGGCGTTGTCGATAAAATCATCGACCCCACCCTCTCCCTCTCCGGCAAGGCTGCGGATGCGAAAGCGACTGGAGATGCGGTTGGTGAGTTAAAGGAAGATATAGGAAACGTATCTATTTTTCAAAACAATTTAATAGGAACAGAATATTCGGTACAAGATAACAAAGATATAAACGACAAAGGCTGGCTGTATGACAAAACCGGATATTACGCAATTGGCTCAATTGACTTTAAATCTGCAAAAAACATTGTTATTGAAAGCAGCGCACCATTTTCTATCAATTATGCGTATGAAAGCAATACTAGCAACACAATTTTCAATATTTCTAATTCAACAAAATTGCTTATTCCAAACAACAACGTAAATAAAAATGTTTCTATCGCTACAGATAATGTCAATTTAAAGACGTGCCTAATGTATAGAGACAACGAAATGAGTAGCATTTCGCAAGAGATTAAAACTTTAAAGACACAAAATAACAATGCTCAATTGGTAGTAGATAAAAGCGGGAGTGGTGATTTTACAAAATTAGTTGATGCAATCGAAGAAGGAAATAAGGAAACTAACACGTTGATTTATGTCAATGCAGGAGTATATGACCTTGTTGAAGAACTTGGTGACGAATATGTTAAATGGGCAAACGAAAATGCACGCGGCATCTATCTAAAAAACGGAATTCATCTTATTTTTTCTTCAAATGCAATTGTAAAGTTACATAATACAAGTACACGAGATGATTCAAAAACATGGCTATCACCCTTCAACGCAGGTGTTGGCGGATTTACGCTTGAAAATTGCGTAATTGATGCAAAAAATTGCAGATATGCTGTACATGATGAAAGAGACAGCGACACAGACAGTTACCACAACAAATATATCAATTGCACAATGAAATTAGATAATACCGAAAATTCAGCATGGGATTCCAAGCAATGCATAGGTGGCGGACTTGGTGCAAATGGCAATATCGAAATTGATGGTTGCCTATTCGAAACAGTAAACGCTAATAATGACAGTTTACTGGTAAATTACCATAATTCATGGAGTGCTACGGCAAAATCCTTTGTTAATGTCAAAAACAGTTATGCTGTTGTTGGTACATTTGGTGTTTCTTGCCTTGGGCAATCAGAAGAACAGACATTGTGCCTTTTTAGTGGAAATTCTTTGACACACGAAATTATTAAAGAAACAAATACAATGTACAAGGATAATATGACTGTAAAAAGTTGGAATAACGAGATTAGGACCAATTAACTAAAGATAGCTTTAGCTTACTATCCCCCACCCACAAAAACAGAAAGGACGGATAACAATGCTCCCTATTATGGACGTTTCCCGCTGGCAGGGTAACATCGACTGGGACAAGGTCAAGGCAAGCGGCCTTGTCTCCGGCGTGATGCTTAAAGCCGTGTCCACCAACCGCAAGCTGAGCAAGCGCAAGGACGGGTTGTACATTGACCCGACGTTTGAGCGCAATTACGCCGAATGCAAGCGCGTTGGTCTGCCGGTTGGCGTGTACTACTACACCTACGCCACAGACAAGGAGATGGCAGACGCAGAACTCGCCCTTCTCAAGACCGCCCTGACCGGAAAAACCTTTGAGTTGCCCATCAGCGTGGACGTGGAGGACAACAAAATCAAGAAGCTGTCCACGCAGGCGCTGACCGACCTTGCCGCCTATGCGCTTGCTACGGTAGAGCAGTGGGGATTTTACGCCCTGCTATACGTTGGGCTGAATTTTGCGCAGACGGAGTTATACATGGGTGGCGCGGCGCTGCGCAAGTACGATGTATGGCTGGCAAGATATCCCAGAGACATGAGCAAGACCAAACCGGAGGACAAACCCAAAACAGACTTTTCCTTTGGGATGTGGCAATACACCAGCACCGCCAGCGTGCCGGGCGTGAGCGGCAACGTGGACTTGAGCCACGCTTACAAGAACTACGCCAAAATCATTGCGAAGAAGGGTCTGACCCGTCTCCGGGAGGGCAAATGACCGAAAAAGAAGCTTTGCTGTGGGTGCTGGGCATCCTTGGCAGCGTGTGCGCCGGTGCGATCACGCTGGACAAGGTGTTGGACATCATCTACAAGTACATCAAAAAAGCAAAAGAGCCGGACGCCGAACAGGACAAGCGTCTGGACGAGATGGACAGACGCATCGGTGCGCTTGAACAGGGACAACTGCAGCACGGTGCTGCCCTGACCCGCGACCTTGAGCGATTTACAGAAATTGACGAGGTAAACCGCCTGACGCTTGAAGCCGTCCGTGCTCTGCTGGAATCGCAGCTGACCGGAAACAACGTGGCAGCCATGCAAGCCAGCAAGGAGAAAATTGATAATTACCTGATGGAAGGAGTAACCAAACATGGAAGCAATCCTTAACACCATTCTCACCCCGCTGCCCGCATGGCTGGCGCTGGTGCTCATCGTTGCGGGCACTGTGTCGCTTGTTCTTGGGCTTATCCGACTGGGCTACGGCGCAGCGGTCAGGACGCTGGTTCTTGACCTCATCGACCAAGCTGAGAAGGAGATTCAGGGCACCAAGCGCGGCGCAGAGCGCAAGGCGTGGTGCGTCAAGATGCTGCGCCACTACCTGAACAACAGCCGGTGGGGCAGGCTGGTTAGCTGGGCAATCACCGAAGAGACCATGAGCAAAGTGATTCAGTTTTTCTTCGACCGCGCAAAGGCGGCACTGCAAAAGCAGTAAGGAGGATATCATGGGCACTACATACCGCCATCTCGGTGGCGTCACCGAGATGTTCGCCGCACAAGAGCAATTTCGTAACATTACGAAAATGGTCTGCGCACGTTTTCGTGACCTCACAAAAACATACCATCTCGGCAATGCCAACAAAATGGTGACAAAACGTCACCGGTTTGCCGTCATTGGCAATATGGTGCGCAACGCTGGACAGCTGCCGCAGCCTTTTTGGCTCGGTGCTGTCCGTGGCGGCGGCTCGTGTAGTGCTGCCCGCTGCGCTGCAAGGACTTGACAGACAGAGGATGATCGCCGCCATCAAAAGCGCGCCGCTTGGGAGGGTTGACCGTAAGATAGCCTTACTGCGGTACGTTGAACGGCTCCCGCTGCCGGACATTGCAGCGCAGACGCATTACAGCCGGACGGCGATAGGCTACCGGCTGAAAGGCATTGATAAAATGCTGAATGTGTGATATACTAATTATGGTTATAGGATTAGCTTTGAGCTCCTGCTCAGGCGATTCAAAAGCGGCAGGCTTTCGGGTCTCCCGCTTTTCTTTTTGCACGATTTGTGGTAAAATAACATCAACAAATCCACCCGGCCTCTCGAAGAAGCACAAGAGGGCGGATATCTGAAATCCCCTGCTTTGCCGAAGCCCTGCGTGCCACGCGGGGTACTTTGTAGGCAAAGTGAGGGATTTTGTTTTATTTGCACTAGTTTTGTCGAAACCCTTGCCTTGCAAGCCGAAACGTGATATTTTAGTTTTGCTTCCAATGCGAAGTCCTTTAATAGTTAAGCGCTCATGCGGATTTTTCCGTGTGGGCGCTTTTCTTTTTTGTCCTTCGTTTGGCGTTCGTTGTCTTTCGTTTTCTGCCGATGCGGTACACTGGTCACATCAGGAGGGATGTTTTATGAGCTATTATCCGACACCCGGAACGCCTTACGTTCCGCAGCAGCCTGTCAATCCTTACGGCGGCATGGGCACGGTAGGGCTTGCCACTTCCCTGCCCAACACGCAGATGCAACAGGCGCAACCGCAGCGTCCGCAGCCGATGAATGGGCAGCAGCCTGTTCAGCAGTCGGCACAAGATGGCGGTTGGTTGCTTGGCAGACCCGTTTCCAGCAGAGAAGAGTTTTTGGCAATACCGTCCGACCTGTACGGCAGACCGACTTACTGCCCAGACTTGCGCAGTGGCGTGATCTACTGCAAGCGGCTCAACCCGGACACCTGTGAATCCTATGTGCAGGAGTTTTACAGCCCGGAAGCATGGAGACAGATGCAGGCGCAGCAGGCACAGCAGACCGCTGCACCGACACAGCAGTATGTGCCTATTGAGCAGTACAACGCCCTTGTCCACCGGCTGGATGAACTGGAAAAATGGCAGAAGAGCTTTTCTAAGCCCACTGCCGCAGCGAAGAAAGGAGAATAAGCGATGCCCTCTCCGTTTGATATGATTACTCACAGCCCTATCATGCAGCTTGCAAATCTGGCTCGCGCCGGACAAAACCCGATGGGGCTTATCCAGCAGTTAAGTGGGCAGAATGCTCCTATCATGCAGGGCTTGAACCTGATTCAGGGCAAGAACGAAGCACAGCTCCGAACGATGGCGCAGAACCTTGCCAAAGAGCGTGGCATCGACCTGAACCAGCTGGCAAGCGTCCTGAATCTGACGCTGCCCCGATAACGCATCCCTCTAAGCGAAACGCTTCTCAGTTTTGCGGACTTGACAAAAACCGCAGTTGTTTGGCTTTGCCCATCGCATACGGCGGTGGGATAGCATAACGCAAAACTGAAAGGAGTTTTGTTATGGACGATTTTGCAACTGGCTATCTGGCTGGGCAGGACGGCGGCAATAACAACGGCGGATTCTTCGGCAATGAGGGTCTGTGGGCTGTTATTATCCTTGCCATCATCTTCGGCTGGGGCACAAACGGCTATGGCCGGAACGGCGGCGACAACGGCATGAACAGCTACATCCCCTATCTAGTCGGCACTGGCGCAACCGGGCAGGGCGGTGCAGACACCCGTGCGGCTCTGTCTGAGGGCTTCTACCAGCAGGATACCTCCCGCTCTCTGGCTGGCATCCAGAGCGGCATCTGTTCTCTGGGTTATGACCAGCTGGCACAGATGAACGGCGTCAACACCAACATCGCGAACGGCTTTGCTGGCGTGAACAGCGCCATCTGTCAGCTTGGCTACCAGAACGCACAGCTGGTGAACGGTCTGGAACGCAGCGTGTCCAACGGTGACAACGCCATCAACCTTGCCATCATGCAGGAGGGCAACGCACGGCAGGCTGGTCAGACCGCACTTGCCACGCAGCTTGCATCTTGCTGCTGCGAGAACAAGCAGCTCATCGGCGACCTGAAGTACACCATCGCAACGGAGGACTGCGCTACCCGTCAGGCTATCGCAGACAACGCCCGCGCCATCGTGGACAACTGCAACGCCAACTTCCGCAGCATGATGGATTACTTCACGCAGGATAAGATCGCTACTCTGACCGCTGAGAACCAGAGCCTGAAGTTCGCCGCTTCTCAGGATCGGCAGAATGCGCTTCTGACCACCGTGATGTCCCAGCAGACCGATACCATCCTGAACCGCGTGAATCCTCGCCCGATTCCCGCTTATCAGGTGGCAAACCCCAACTTGGGTGTAAACTGCTGCGGCTGCTGCTAACCAACACACTCCCCGATAAAACCGGGTGAACCATCGGGGCAGGGGTAAGACACCTCTGCCCCTGATTTTTTAGGAGGAAAACATTATGGCTTGCAAAACAAGCTGCAAACTCTGCCCCCATCTGGTCTTGAGCCAGTCGGTGACTTTCGCCAATGATACGCTGACCATCAATATCCCTGCTGGCGCATACCAGAACGGAGAGAAGTATTGCATCGTGGTTGCCCAGAGCATCCCGGACACGACCACCATCAACGCGCCTGTGGTCATTACCATCGGAGCAGGCACGACCGCATACCCTCTGACCGACTGCAACTGCGCTCAGGCAACCGCTGAGAGCATTCACACTCGCACCCGCTACGCTACCCGTGTGGCAACGTTCGCGACCGGCACCGGCACGTTTAAGTATCTTGGCTACTTCTGCCGTTCCCACGCTGGTGCGCCCGCGTCCATTTCTTGAGGAGGTATAGATTATGGGCAAAACTAATTTTCGCCGCATGATGATGCTCCGTGACCACGACAAAGACCGTGAGCCGGAACGTGACCGCCTTGAGGAAGAGCGTGACCGCAAAGAGCGTGAGCTGGAACGCCGTCTGCGCAAGCTGGAAAGCGGCAATGACCGCTATCCTTACTATCCGCAGGAGGAGAACCGCTACATCGACCCCTACCCTATCCCCCGCTACCCTGACGTAGAGTATGGTCGCAAGATGCCGCAGATTGGCTTCTCGCAGAGCGGAGATTGGGACAAGCGGTCTGGACAGTATGAGCATGGCGGTGCGGATAGCCGTTCCATCAAGATGCCGCGCAAGCACCTCACCCACGATGAAGCAGAGGAATGGTGCGACAGCATGGTGAATGCTGACGGCACAAAGGGCTGTCACTGGACGCTGGAACAGACACAGGACGTTGCCAAGCAACGCAATATCACCTGTGACCCGAACGATTTCTGGGCTGTCATGAACATGATGTACTCGGATTATTGTCAGGTTGCAAAGCGTCAGTCTGTTGACACTCCGGGCTTCTACGCTGACATGGCAAAGGCGTTCCTTGATGACACGGACGCTGTAGACGGCAAGGCATATCTCTACTGGGATTGCATTGCTGATAAGTAAAACAAAAGAGGGGATTTGTCCAAAATTGGACAGACCCCCTCTTTATTTACTATCAGCGCTGAAAATTCAGTTATGAACAGAGCCGAATTTTTGGCTTTGATAATTGATGGCTGAAAATTCAGCCGCCAATTCATCCTAAGTCAATCTGGTCTTTCGATGCCGCAACAGACAAGTTGTAGATGTACTCCCCTGCCGTGAATCCGTGCTTTCGTGCTTCTCTAGTAACAAACGTCCGCTCGCTGTCGCTCATAAGGATTGTGATTCGCTTGCTACGCTTGCCGTCACCCTTCTGCCCCTGATGGGAAGTGTAAGGTTGAATCTCCATCGTGCGCTTTGCATCGCTGACGGACAGGTTGGTAAGCGCAATCATAATCTGCTGGTTCTGCTGAACGATGGCTTGCAGGACTTCCGTGTTCTTCATCAACACTTGCAGGATTGCATTGTCCTGTGCATCAGGCTTGTTCTCCTGCTGGTTCATGCTATAAGAACCAGTTTTACGAAGTGTAGGGAGAACATCGTGCGTTACCCAGTGCTTAAACCGGCCCGCGGAATCCAACTTGCTTCCAAAGATAAGAGCGTACACACCAGATTCGTTTATAATCGTCAGTCCTCTGGACGGAACTTCAAAGGTCGTTGATTGCGACCTTTGAAGAATCTTGCGATCTTCTTCATCAACGTGTTTCAAAACCGCATCTTTTGGGTTTACATAACCGAGTGCGAGCGCAATATCTCTTGCAACGAACCAAATTTCGTTTTTAATTAAGATAGTACGAATCTGTCCGAACTCTTTGTTGCTGAAAACTTGAAGTTTGCTTTTGTTATCCATCATATCCTCCATATTCAACTGTTTTGCATCTTCAATGCCGACCTCATACGCCTTGTAAGTGATGCGAGATAATGCTTCCGCAATCTCATAATCATCCTCATTCAGCGGACGACCGTTGCTGTTTTTCTTGAAGTTTTCAAGAATTTCTTCTTTCGTTGCCGGAATGTTCATTGACTTTACTACAAAATATTGTTTGTAATACAACAATGAAGATGATATAATGGATTTACCATCCATAGTTGTATGGTGTTATAATCCCCTTTCACTGTTCGTCCGCCAAGACTTATGACAGTGTTAGGGGATTTCTTATTTAGTCAGCCTTTCATAAAGCTCATTAACCATGCTTTCAAGCAAATCTGTTTTCGTTTTGCCTGTGATTTCAGAACAAATTTGAAGTTTTTTTACCGTACTTTCGGTTGCTCTTAAACCGATTTGCTTATTTTTGGGTTCACTGCCAACGATAGGGCGACCCATTCTCGGCGTCATATCATCACCTCGCAAACTAACGCCTAAACATAATATACCATATGTTTATACAAAAGTCAAGTGTACGAAAGCTACACGCATTTCAACGTCAATTCGTTAGAAAATGCGTGTTTTTTATTTTCGCTTCAATCTTCGAGAAAATCTTCCAACTCAATCTTCCCCTCTGCCGCTGCGACCGCCAGAGCGTACACAAACTGTCCAATCGTCATTCCATGCCGTCTGGCTTCACGGTTGATGTACTTGCGCTCTTCCTCGCTCATAAGGATGGTAATGCGCTTTGAACGCTTTCCATCACCACTTGCAACGCCCTGATGCGATTCCGGCATCGGGATTTTTTTCTTTGTCAAGCCAGCTTCTGCTAGTGCGCCGGGAACATCGCCTTGTTCGATAAGGCGTTGAACTTCCTTCGCCTGTTTCAGCTTCTTTGGCTTACTTTCGCTTACTACGGCTTTGTTCGGCTGTGTTTCGCCGTCTTTGGCTTGCTTCGGCTTAATACTGCTTAACTGTGCTTCATTAGGCTGTGTATGGCTGTCTGTGGCTTCGCTTGGCTTAATCTGTGCTTGTTCGGCTTCGTTCGGCTTTGCTTGGCATACTTCTTCTTCCTTTGGCTCACTTCGGCTTAATGCCTGTTCCGAAAAAATAGGCTGGAAATCAAAGCCGCCCAACAAGCCGGATGCTTTTTTGCTGGTTGACTTCATTCCTCTTTCTCCTCCTTACCACCTATTCCCAGAAATTCAAGAATTTCTTCCGGGATTCCGCTTGCGGAATCGATTTTTTCTACAATTTCCATCAATTCATCTTTACTCAGCGGAATGGTTGCTATGTTTTCTTTGCAAGGCTCTTTCGGTACTTCCGTCCAGTATTCTACATCGAGCTTATGATAACCAGTTTGGGAGTCCAACCACTGATGCTCATTATCATGTATGTTATAAATACGTCTTGCTGTAAGATAAAACCCGTCTTTAGTATATACCAAAAAATCAGTCGTTTCCTTGTTCATACGGTACGAACTAGATTTCGGCGGGTCATACTTCGCACTATGCCATATCTTTTTACTCATTTTGCATCCTCCTCCACAATCATCTTCGCCAACGCCTTGAAATCCTCTGCGCTGGTACTCTTTGCCGTGTCTCCGCTAAACAGGCTGTGACGCTCTGCCTGCGCCTTACGGACGCCCATAGATGGTCTAATCTTCACATCCAGCAGGGTTGTCCCCATGCTCTGCGCAATCACAGGAAGCTGCTCCACAACCTCTTTGGACAGGTTCTCACGGCTCTTGTACTGGTTCAGGAGCAGGCCTTCAATCTTCAAATTCTGATTGTAATATTTGCGAACGCCGCTCAAGGTCTGTGACAATTGGCTTAAACCAGCGACAGAATAGCGGTCGGGGGTCATCGGCACAATAACGCTATTGGCTGCGATCAGAGCATTTACAAGCATCAATCCAAGTTGCGGTGGTGTGTCAAGAATGATGTAATCATACTGGCTAGATACCGGCTCCAGTTCTTCACGCATCCGAAAGTTCTTGCCAATATCCCTTACCATTTGCTCATCAATATCTTTCAAGTCTGGGTCAGATGGAAGAATATCGCCAGCTTCACAGTGCTGGATTCCTTCTTCGACCGTGCCTTGCCGGGTCATCACATCAAACAGGGTGCATACATCCTCTGTCTGTGCGCCGTAGGTGTCCGTTGCGTTGCACTGGGCATCGCAGTCCACCAGCAGAACTTTCTTGCCAAGCAACTGCAACGCACCAGCCAGACAGGTGCTTGTGGTAGTCTTTCCTGTGCCGCCCTTCTGGTTGGCGACAGCTATAATTTTTGCCATTTTATCACTCTTTCTTTATTCTTTCGGTTCCTCAGGAAGCGGCATCCAATGGGTTACGTCTTTAAGGACTTCTCTGTCCCCCCATTCATCGAGAGAATCTGTTTTCCATTGCCTTTTTCCGAATCTGTCTTCGGTTAAATACCCAACATCAACGCACCCTTCCGTAAAAACAATTACGTTTTCCAATTTTTCTGGCAACTGATTCTTTACGCTTATCCAAGCTGGATAGCTGTCTGGCACTTCAAAGCTATCTGCGTCAA